GCAAAGGGATAAATAAAAATCTTTGTCCCTTAATTTTTATTTTCAAATGTTAAATTTAACGGAACCGTACTCCCCTTTTAGTACCACAACTTTCGAAGCCCTCACATTAAGGGGTACCTTGAAGGCAAATACACATTTTAGTACCAGGAAATTTTGGCTCCTCGTATTAGAGGCATGCCAAGATATCCCACACCACACATGCCCACATAACACACAAAGAAACCAGAGAATAAAACATCCCTGGCTCTCATCCACCTTATCCCCCTGGTAGATTACAATATCAAAGTTCTTTCTATAAACCAAAAACTTATAAAGATATGGAAGAAAAAACATTATTCAAACTAGCACGTGCAATTACAGATACAAGTACAGATACTGTATCTTCAGAGGGTGGTACTATAACCTACCGTATCACTTCCCTCAAAAGGAAACTGGTAAATGGCAAAGTAGTTTCAATCTCTACACCCTCTTGTACTTTGGGCTCAGCCTCCGTAAGTTGGGCTACTTGGGGAGGAGTTACCGTTGGAGAGGGTTATTTAGATGTAAAAATTAACTATTCAGAAAATACTGGGTCCTCAAGGTCTACTACTCTGACATTTACCCAAAATGGGTCTGATAACAAAATCAATCTCACAGTAACTCAGGTGGCTGGTATAACCTATACTGGATACATAAAAATGGTTTCAAACACATTGCCTTTAGGTAGTAATAAAGGTAATACTGCTATAATCACTGTGATGGCCTATTTAAATGGTAGTGATGGGTCTAAAAAGCCAGCAACTCCCCATGTGGGTAGTGCTCCCGATTGGTGCGCAGTATCAATTTCCAAAATGGATACCGAGCACTATTACAGGTTAACCCTGACCGCTTTATCGAGTAATCAAACTGGAGCTAACCGTTCAGGGCATCTCTTCTTAACCTGTGGGGATGCTAACCTTAGTATACCAGTAACTCAGGTGGCTGCAAAATTCACTATCTCTGGATTGCCCACTACAACAGGCTACTATCTCTTTGGCAAGGGAGCTAGGCCACAGAATACATCATCTTCAGGTAAGTTGTATATACAGGGTCTCTCAGCAACTGGTACTACTACTATGTATATTCCACTCTATGCCAATGACTCAGAACCTGGTTCTCGAATAAAATGTATTACTGGAGATACAGTAGCTGTATATACTAAATCAGGTGCTACCTGGATATTAGAGGGGTCATTTATAGTACCAAGTGCAGGAGGAACAGTATCAATCTAAAAACATTATACATTATGGAAAATAAAGTTCTTAAATTAGGAGGGGGGGGAGATCTACCCAAGATGTATATGCAGAAATAAAACAGGGAAACTCTGAGATATGGACAATACAATCTCAAAAGCGTAAGTATGTAAATGGCAAATTGTCCGGGGTTATTGAAGTTGGTTATTCTGCTAGCATCAATACCCCGGACTATGTTCTGGAGGAAGACAAAAGTAACAATAGTATTCAGATTACTGCACAAGATGACGGTACTTCTGGGCTTTGTATACTTACACAAAATGAATCTGGTAATAAAATAAATCTACACCTTACTACTCCCGAAGAAAAAGAATATTGGGAAATACGTTTTAATCCTATAACCATCAATGGAGTAGACACGAGTGCTTTTTTTAAGGTTACTACCAATATTAGTGGCGAAGATGGATCTATGGCTGATGGTAACAACCTATATAAGAATTGGATAGTAAATCAAAATAGATATGCTATTAATGTCTATATTGCTAACCTGTACCCGGGAAATTTCGAAATGTTGTCTTGGTCCTGCCTTGATAAGAATGGTAATGCTTTTAGTCCTAGCTACAATTTACCAAGTAATTCATACTTTACAACAAAAACAACTGGATTGGGTTCCTATACTCTTACAAAAGTTTCAACTCCCTCTGCTAGCAGTGATACTCCTATACTCTCCAGTAGGTTTAACCCCACTAAAAAATATCCATTAGATTTGAATTTTTATTGGGTAGTTCCAACTTAATACCTGTATTAAGATAATATCCCAATTATAAAAGCAATTACCCAGAATATAAGAGCCAGTGTATATGCAACAGAATATCTATGCCATGGATACCAGCAGGTAATATAAGAATCTACTTTTAGTATTTCTGGATGTTCTTCCTCGTATTTTTTATCCTCTTCTCTAGAACTGTATTTATGAAATACATAGAAAGGTAAGAATACGAGGAAGATTATTAGAGCAACTGGGAACAAGAGTAGGAGAAGAATCTCCCACCCTTGCATTGATGACCCAGCATAATTACCATCTCTGTCAAAAAAGTATCTCATAGTAATCTATATTTTAGGTATTTGATTAATAAGTAAATCGGGAATAGAGGTAATACTATCCATACCGATATGAATAGAATAAGAGAGTGTATTTTGTGAGTATAGGGTAAATAATCCAAGCAAGCCCTTACAAAAAATACCGTGAATGGCAAACATACCAAGTAAATTATAGCTAATACCGTAGTCATCATTGTTCTTTGAAGTATTTGTTAATAATCTTGGTAAGCTTCTTATCAAATTCAATCATCACATCGAAAGCATCTGTATCTTTCATACTTCTCATCTCCTTATCAAGTAATTCTATGTTTCTCTTAATTGAGAAATAGGCCTTATATGCAAGGAATACTCTTTCATTTTCTTCGGTAAGCGGACGAACTTCTCCCTTTTGCCCATCCAATCTTGGGTATGTATCATCAGGACCCAAGGTTCTTGCAACTTTTACTCGGTTACTGAGCATTGCGAATCCACCTTTTTTATCAATAGATTCCACTGTAACTTTCTCAATGATGGGTCTTCCAGATAAGGTGAAGAGAACCTCATCCCCCTCTTTAAGCTTTTTGATTTCTTTCTTTTCTTTTTTCATATCTTTATTTATTAAGAATTTTTCTTTATGCAAATATACGAAATTATTTCTTATTTATTGCATTATCAATCATATTTTTAATAAATTCATAGGCATTGCCTCGGTAATCTTCTAGCATTTTGTATTCCTGTGGAGATAGAATTACTCCGTTTACTTTAAAAAGCTTTCTTAGATGTTCTGGTATAGTGCCTTGGTGAGCGATGTTATTATAACGGATAATGAAAAGCTTCTCTCGATCTTCATCAATAACTCCCAGAGTGTTTACTGGTTGGAGTTTAGTTTGGTAAATACCACCAAAAGCCGAGGGCACCATTAAAATATTTCCGGGAATTTTAGTTACCCAGTGAGAATAATCTGGAGTAATTACCGCAATTTTACCCTCTTTCTCAAGCTCTTTATCATAAGCTAATCGATTAAACCAAAAAGCACATTTAAAACAAACTTGTTTTCTTGCCATAAGTTGGGGAATCTCTCTAGTTTCATCGAATTCCTCTAAATTAATTGGTTTGCCACATATCTGGCACTCATTTTTCTTGCCCATATTGCATTATTTTATAAGTTATATATGATAATAGAACCTCGAAACATATTGAAAATGGGTTATAAGCAATACTTTTGTTACTAAAATTGAACCATTAAAACTGATAAGTTATGGATAAACTAACAAATGAAATGATTAAAGACCTTGCTATTCGCTTAGGTCTAGAACCTGCTCTATTGAAAGCTGTTCAATTGGTAGAAGCAGCAGGTAGAGATGGGTTTTTAGCTGATGGTAGGCCTCAAATCCTCTTTGAGGGTCACATTATGTACAAAGAAGTACATAAGAAATTCCCTGACAGAGATTTAGCTTACCTTTGTAAGAGATATTCTACGATTTTCTTCCCTAAATGGGATAAATCGAAGTATTTGGGAGGTGTACACGAGTATAAGAGACTCGAATTAGCCAAAGAAATTGACGAAGAATGTGCATTGAAGTCTGCAAGTTGGGGAATGTTCCAGATTTGTGGGTTCAATCACAACCTCTGTGAATGTAAAGATGTCTTCGAATTCGTTCATAAGATGTCAGAATCTCATGCAAATCAACTAGAACTCATGTATTATTTCATGAAAAACTCTGGTTGTTTGAGTAATCTCAAAGAAAAGGACTGGGCTGGCTTTGCCAGAAAATACAATGGTCCTGGGTATGCCCAGAATGCCTACGACCAAAAACTAAGAAATGCTTACGAAAACTTCAAAGATAAATTATGAAAAGATGTCATTTTAACAGCTGGGTAGCAAAGGTATTCCTTTTCCCCAGTTACAAAGCAATTACTCTGGTGTATAACTCATTCTTCAAACACAAAGTAGAAGAGTGTAAACCTGATGATATCAATCATGAGTGTATTCATCAGATACAGCAGATTGAGTGTAGTATAGCGGGTTTGATACTCGGTATCATACTCTGGTTATCCTTTGATATATCCTTCTGGTGGGTAGTGGCCCTGGTTTTTGGATTCTTCTATCTCTGGTATATTATCGAATACATAATCATCGGGTGCTTTGCCAAGTGGGATAAACAGAATGAAAGGTATCATGATGTAAGTTTCGAAGAAGAAGCTCACAACAATGATAAGAATCTGAGTTATTTGGAAGACCGTAAGCCATTTGCTTGGATTAAGTACATTAAATTGAGAAGCTACAAGAAATGAAAAAATTAAAAGTATTAGGGGTGTCTGCTGGTGCAGGCATCCTTTTGTTCCCTTTTAGAAAGAATTTGATAGCTAATATAGAAACTCGAGGAGTATTTTATACTAAAGGCTTAGAGCAGTGGAAATTGAACTTTGGTGGTATACCCTATTATAAAGATGAAACCCTCCCAGATTGTAAGCCAGACATTATACTTTCAAGTCCAGACTGTGGAGCATCTTCTATTATGAGGCTTTCAAAAGTAAAAGAATTGGGCAATCCCCAAGAGAATAAATCCCTGAATCTAGTAATTCAATCAATCTTACATTATAAACCTAAGATATTTCTTATTGAAAACTTACCTCGTTTGCTATCTTTGCTCCCAAAAGAATATCTTCAAAAAACCTTTGAAGACTATAAACTTATTTTTCACGAAAGGTCTGTTTTAGACTATGGAAACTCTCAGGAGTCAAGGAAGCGTTTACTCATCATTGGAGTACATAAAAAGACCGGTAAGAAATACTTGAATGCTTTTGATGAAGTATTCCAAGTAAAAACTCCAACAACTACTAGAAATCTACTTAAACCACTCACATTCTCTCAGAAAAATAATACTAACCAGATTCCGTTTATGAGTAAAACTCTGGCAATGTATGATTATCGAAAGCTTCCAGAGAAGAAGAATCTCACAGTAGCAAAGATACATAGGCTCTGGGTTAGGGATTTCAAGAATGAAAAGAAGTGGCCTATCAAAACTGCAAAGATGAGTACTCTTCCAGGAGTGTATCGATTGGAGTATGATAAACCTCCCTTGACTCTCAGACCTGCAGATAGGCAATTTAGACCAGATGGCTACCCTTTGGGAATCGAAGACTTCAAGGCAATTATGGGATTCCCTGATAAATTCAAAGTTTACCTTCATAAGAATGGTGATACCTTCGAAGGCGATTTTAAGGATTACCATTATTGGCTTAACAAGGCAAGATATACAATTGCCAAAGGGGCAGTAGGTGAAATAGGTTATTGGTTTAAGGAATGCCTCAAAAAGGCAAATACCAAGAAACCATGAGTTTCAGCTTTATATATAAAGTCTTATATATAAGTTTCTGGGGTACCTTGAAATATATAGATATATAATATACTACGTATATATATCTATATATTTATCTGCGTATATATAGCTATTCATATATCATATCGTAAGTAGTATATTTGGATATTATCTCACTTCGTTCGATAAAGGTAATCGCTAAGCGATTACCGATAGATAGTATCATTAAAGCGTACGACTATTTCGATTTGAAAAACTTTAATACACCGAATTATGAGAATGATTAATGCAAAGTACCCAATTACCGAATTGAACATTAATAACATCATTAAGTTCTTTCGGGTTATCTATCGGAATTTACCTTCAATACGTTTTGAGATTATTGAAACCAATCGTACTTTTCAATTCAAGTTCCACATTATTAAGTCAAACTTAAGTTCAGTAGAACGCTATTGGTTGAAGAGTAAGATTAAGAAATTCATCAAGTATGAAGACATTTAAGAAGGCCTTGTTTATTGTACTTCTAGGATTTACTATTTACCTTTGCTTCAGGAATTACAAACTTTCTCGAGAGGTTGATTCCCTGGAACAAGCGGTCAATGAAATCCCAGATACAGTATACACAAAGAAACCCTTCAAACCAGAGAAGAAGTACTCAGAAAAAGTTGAACCAGGTAAAATCTTAGTTCATGATAATAAGCAGCCAACTCTCTTTCCTGATTCCATGCTAAGGCAGCCAGTTATCAGTAACCAAGATTCCCTGGTTCAAATTGTTTTGAAGAAAGATAAGTTGAACTTAAGTCTGTTCAATAAGGAGACTAACACTTATTCAACTAGATTATTCCCAATCGACTTAGATAAGTACAACTACAACTGGTATGAAGGTCAATTAACTCGAAAGAAAGTTGCAAGGTTATCACTTAAGCCCTATGTTTACGGCAAATACAGACCTTTCAATAATCTCTTCGATATGGGAGCTGGTCTTTCAATCAAGACTAAGAGATTTAATTACAAATTCGGAGTCAATACCTTTTACTATCCGAAGATAAAATCTGGTATAGGTACTGACATCGAATTTCAAATAACGTATAACTTTTAAGTAATGGCAAAGACTATCTCAGAAACTAGAACTACATTAACTCGGGAAGAGCTATCAAACCTATCCCGAGTTTCTAGTGATGTTTTCTTTTTTAGCCTTTTTTGCTATGTGATACATCCAGTAAGAGGAAAGGTAAGATTCGATTTATACCCATTTCAAAAATCGGTTCTCTACAACTTCATTGCCCAACGATTCAATATCATCCTTAAGTTTCGTCAGGCAGGGATTACAGAACTTATTTCTATGTACTGTCTTTGGTTGGCGATGTACCACCCCAACAAAAAGATAAACATCATCTCTATCAAAGACACAACTGCTAAGAAGGTGCTTAAGAAGATTAAGTTCATGTACAAGAATCTTCCATGGTACCTTCAAACTCCCATAATCAATGGTAGAGCTGGAGAATACGGTTCTGCTTCCATGATAGAATTTGATAATGGGTCATTTATTGAATCAATTCCGACATCATCCGAAGCCGGTCGTTCGGAATCCCTTTCTCTTCTGGTAATTGACGAGGCAGCAGTAGTAAGATGGGCTGCTCAAATTTGGGCTGCTGCATTCCCTACTCTTTCCACTGGTGGAGCTGCCATCGTCAATTCCACTCCCTATGGAGTTGGTAATTTCTATCACTCAACTTGGGTAGATGCCATTGCAGGAGGTAATCCTTTTAACCCAATTCGATTATACTGGCAAATGCACCCAGAACGAGATATCAATTGGTATAACCAAATGTCTTCTGCTTTGGGAGCAAAACGAACTGCACAAGAAATAGATGGTGACTTCTTATCATCTGGTAATACAGTCTTCGACTTAGCCGATATTAAAGCTATCGAAGACTGCCTTAGTGATTACCCAGTTATTAAGAAGAGATTTAATGGTCAATACCGACAATTCTGTGAACCTGAATCAGATAAAGAATATTTCATTGGTGCAGACGTTTCAACTGGTAGAGCTTCTGACTACTCTTCATTTACTTGTATGGATAAGCTAGGAGAAGAACAAGTAGTATATAAGGGAAGAATGGCAGTGGGAGCTTATGCTAAGTTACTTGGTGATACTGGGAAGTTGTTTAACTGGGCAGTAATAGCTCCAGAATCCAATGACGTTGGTTTATCAGTAACTTCTAAGCTTCAAGATGAAGGCTACCCTAACCTTTACTACTACCAGAAGATGCTGAAGAAAAAAGGTAAAAGTAGACCTGAAATGGATAAATCCCCTGGTTGGTTAACCACCCAAAAGAATCGTTCAGTGATAATAGAAAACTTAGAAGAAGATATTCGATTAGATCACGTAACCATTAAGGACCCATTCTTTGTACAAGAAGCTTATACCTTTATATACGATGGTTTGGGCAGACCTGTTGCAATGGGTAAACATAGGGCTAATAATTCAGCGGTAGATGTAGACCTTGAAGGAGATGTATATGCAGATGATGATATCTTCGGAAAAGCAATATGTAATCACATAAGGAAAGGAAAAACTAACGTAATCGTACAACCAAGATGAAAAAGTACTTCAATTTTAGTTGGGGTTGGGGACGTAAGAAGGACCCTCCCAAGAATGGTACATCCTCTAATAAAGAGGAAAAGCCTGCCACATCGATTTCGCCTGGTAGGCTTTCAGTTGACGATGATAGCGATAACTTAATTACATCATTACAAGGGTTGACTAAATTAGTTGAACCCTCTTTTCGTGTTGATGTGATACCTTTAATTCGGGATTTATATAAAGTAAATCCTGATATGGGCATTGCATTGCAAGATATGTTTAAGTTAGCTAACACCAGTCATACAGTAACTTTCCCTAATAATACCGATGAAGAGGCTTCAAAGATGAGAGAACATCTTAAGAAAGCCACCAAGGGATGGACCAGATATACTGCTGGTATAGATGGTTTAGTTAATAAAATGATTGTTCAACTTCTTGTAAGTGGGGCAATATCCGTAGAAGGAGTACCAAATGATAAGCTTGATGGTTTGGCTACTGTATTATTCCTTAAGCCAGAACACATCAAGTTTAAACGTGAATTAAATGGGGTGTATGCTCCTTACCAAAAGAATATAAATTTCTTTGTTAAGCAACAAGATTACATTAAGCTTAACCCAGAAACCTACTTCTATGTTGGTATGTTCAATGATACCGATGAACCTTATGGAGTTCCTCCATTTATGCCTGCATTGGATTCTCTCAAAGGGCAAAATGATATGAAGATTAACTTCAAACATATCATGGAGATTTGTGGTATGGTTGGTTTCTTAGAAGCTAAGATGCAGAAATCTCCACAAAGGCCAAATGAGAGTATCAAATCTTATGAATCCAGATTATACCATGAACTTAATATCCTCAAACGTAATGTTAAAGAGGGTATGAAGGATGGGGTAGTTGCTGGTTACATAGATGACCATGAATTCAAACTAAATTCTACTACTAAGGAGCTCGGTAATATAGAGAAGCCTTGGAATATGAACCAACAATCTGTAGCAAATGGGTTGGGAGTTAATGGCTCTATCATTGGGGTATCATCTACTACTGGTGAAGGTGCAACTGGTATAATGCTGTCTAAGATGATTAGCCAGTTAAAAAATATCCAAATGCTTGTAGCTTATGTATTAGACCGACTTTATTCTCTAGAACTGCGTCTGGCAGGCTTTAATAATAAGGGGATGAAGATTGATTGGGGAACTTCTACAGTTTCTGATGAAGTTAAAATCCAACAAGGTCTTCAGTATAAGATACAGAACCTTGACTTATTGTATAAGGCTGGTATCATTAGTCAAGAGCAATATGCTTGGGCAATGGGTTATGATTCTCCTGATGAGAAAGAACCAAGGGTTTCACTTGAGGACCAATTTGCTAAGGGAGGTAATACAGACCCACAAGAAGGAACTAAGAAGAAACAAAGGCAAGATGATAAAAACCAATCTGCTCGTAGGTCAAGAGATAAGAATAACCCGGCTCCTTCTCGAGGAGACCAAAATACTAAAGCAAGATGAGTAAATTTACAAAGAAAAACAAAGAGCATCTTGATTCTATGGTGATAGGTCAAGGCCATACCATTATGGCTGGGTATATCCCAGAAGCAGTGGGAGCCAAGGCTTTCTCAGAGAATTATTACAAATGGAAAAATCCTACACCGGATTCCATTGCTCAATTTGGGTTTTGGGGAGGGGATATAGATTATAATACTTACTATCCCAACCTAGACAAATCGGAACTAACTCCTAAGGACGAAGAGTTTATCGAACCAATGTTCAGATTACTTTCAGAAACGATTGTATCTAAGAATTGGAACCCGACAGACTTTGGTCAGAATGGAGTACTAAAGGCTTCTATGAAGATGCTGCTTGGTCAAACAGTAAACTGTGACCATGAAACCAACATCGGTAATGCTATTGGTGCTGTATCACAAGTAATGTGGCAGGAATCCTATAAAGACGGTAGCTTTACTATACCCGCTGGTATCAACGGTATTCTGAAAATCGATGGTAAGGCAAACCCAAGAATTGCTAGAGGCATCCTTATGGAACCTCCTTCAATTCATAGTAATTCAGTTACTGTACAATTTAAGTGGAATAAATCCCATCCCCAAATGGAAGATAACGAATTTTATCAGAAACTGGGTACTTATGACTCTAAGGGAGTTATGGTACGTAGAATTGTTACTGAAATTGTTCGTTACCTTGAGACCTCACTAGTTTCACATGGTGCTGATTCATTTGCCCAGAAAATTGGTTCGGATGGTAAAATCATTAACCCAACCTTTGCCAAAAGAACTTGGGCATCTTATGAAGAATACAGAGATGATAAATCGAAGCAATACTTCTTTACTGATTATAAATCAGATTTAACATCATATCAAGAAAAGAACGATACTCAGGGTTCTTTTAATGATAATGATGCCAATGATAATCATTCAAATAAAAATAACATGAACGAAGAATTACTAAAATTTCTTGAAAGCCTTTTCGGGGATAATATGCTTACCCTGGAAGAAGGTAAAGAGATGAATCAGGAAAATGTAATTGCCTGCATTCAGACTTTGGTATCATCCAGAAACGAATTGCAAACTTCGGTAGATAATCTTACTACAGAGAAAACTTCTCTTACGGAACAGATTACCAACTTGAATGCCGAAGTAGCTAACTTGAAGGAAATGGCAACCGTAGGAAAGAATCACATTGCTTCTCTACGTGAAAATGCCGTAGAAACCTACAAGAAGTTAATGGGTGATAAGGTAGATGAGACAATCGTTACGATGCTCAATGCCGAGACTACTGGTATTACTACTCTTATTTCCTTGACCAAGGATTACCAAGCTCGCTTGGAAGAGAAGTTCCCTCTCACTTGCTCAAAATGTGGTTCTAAGGACGTCAACCGTGCTTCCTCAATTGCTGAGGATGATACCGAGGGTAAAACTGGAACCCAGGGTACTGATACCCAACGGAATTCAGAATCTCCGAGTACTAAGAATGTAATCGATAACTTGTATCGAAACAAAATCAAATAACTAATATAAATAATCCGCGTTATGGAAAAAACTAAAATCGTAAACGACCCTCAGCAACTTACTCTCTTTGGGGAAAGAACCCCGAGAGCGGTGATTTACAAAAGTGAGTCACACAAATTGCACCAGGCTTTCAATGTTAAAGCTGGAGAGAAAATCGTACAGGGTATGCCAGTGGCTTTGAATGAAGAAGGTTTGATTTACCCTTGCACTGATACAGCTACTCAAGTTTATTTGGGTGTAGCAGTAACGGATAACTTTAACCCTGCTTATCAACCTCAAAGAAATTTCCCGGTAGAGGTAACAGTAGCTATGGAAGGTTACATGATTTGTAACTGGGTATCAAACGAAAGTATCGAAGCTGGCTATGTAACTCCCGATGAAAAATTGCTTAACGATAGATTCGTAAAAGCTAACCAAGCAACTTCAACCCAGTTCATTGCCCTTAATCCAGCAGAAGAGGCAAATGAGGTAATTCAAGTACTCATCAAATAAGAGAAAAGAAATTATGGAAAATAAAATAGATATTACAAAGTTGAAGGCTCAGGATTTTATGAATGAGCTGCCGGAAATGGTAAGAAGCTTGGAAGCTGTTCGTTCCGGTTCACAGGACAAGAAGCCTGTAGAGGTAACTTTTGGAGAATTGGTTACCGGTAAATGGGGTATTTCAGAAGATGAACTTTTTGAAAAGATGGGCATCAATCCAAAAGTGGACACGATGCAGAACATCTTTACAATGCCTCAACAGAATGTTCGTTGGATTGTTCCGGAAATCATCCGTGCTGCTATCACATTGGGTATGCGCCAGGCTCCGTTCTATCCGAACATCATTGCATCTGATCAACCCATCAATGGTTTGCAAGCAATCATGCCGATGGTTAACATGTCGGATGCTGCCCCTGCAAAGGTTCATGAGGCAGAAACTATCCCATTGGGTGATGTTAGCTTCGGACAGAAATCAGTTAGCCTCTTCAAAATCGGAAAAGGTTTCAAACTTACTGATGAAGTTCGTAACTATGTTTCACTCGATGTCTTGGGAATCTACCTTCGTGATTTTGGTGTTCAGTTGGGTTATGCTCTGGATACTTTGGCTATGGACGTTGCTATCAATGGTAACAACCCTGATGGCTCTGAGTCTGCCCCGGTAATCGGTGTATACGAAACAACTAACGGTATCACTTACAAAGACCTTCTGCATATTTGGGTACGTGCTGCTCGTATGGGACGTAACTTCCAAACTATGATTGGTGGTGAAGACCAGGCAATCGAAATGCTGAACTTGCCGGAATTCAAGGATCGTCACTCTGGTACTACAGAAGCTACCCTGAATGTTAAGTCTCCTGTTCCCAAGAATGCTGACTTCTACATTCACCCGGGTACACCCGACCAACAGTTGCTGTTGATTGATACATCTGCTGCCTTGATTAAGCTTACTGCTCGTCAGTTGATGCTTGAATCTGAAAGAATCGTTTCTAACCAGACTCAGGCAATCTATGCAAGCTTGACTACTGGCTTCTCTAAGATGTACCAGGATGCAATTCTGTTGCTGGCTGCTGACAAGAAGTTCTCAGAATTCGGCTTCCCCGAGTTCATGAACGTAGACCCATATTTGATGGTTAACCTAGAATAATAAGGGACGTCCGGTTTCATCTATATAAATTCCCTGAGAGGGTAGGTAACTAAAAAAAAAAGACCTATCCTCTCTTTAATCATTTTTAAATCTTAGGAAATATGGCTAAAGATAAATATACAGTAACTGTGGGACCAAGAGCTTACAGTTTTCATGACCAATCAACTGGTATTACCATTTGTAGAGGAGAAGAAAAAGAACTCACTCGTCGTCAATTCCGTACACCAAAGATTCAGAAGGCAATTGCCTCTGGCCATCTGATTATCATTGCTGATAAATCAGAAATCGAAAAGTATTCAGAGGCCGACATCGAAAAGTTGGATAAGAGACTGAATGCTCAGTTCAAGAAAGGCATGACTCTTGAAAAACTTGCAAAGGGCTATTCCCTGGAAGAACTGAAACTGGTAGCAGGTCTTCATGAAATCGTTGCCGAGAAAGATGATACAGTAGAAACACTTATTCAGGCTTTGCTGGAAGAATTCGAATCCTCTTCTAAAGGGTAATATATGAAAATTACATAAGACAGACTAATATGAAAAATAATCTGGACTTTTTGTACGTTACGTCAGGTCTGGAAGTTTCATTCAGAGTCATATCCAAAGTCCCGGCCAAATCTATTTTTGACTGGGACTTTGGCGATGATAAGGGAGAGGTTTTCAATGGTGGAAGACATGTTTCCTATTCTTATGAAACTCCCGGTTTTTATACAGTTACCTTACACGTAACTAACTCTGCCGGTTTAGACCTTACCGTAGATAAGACTCTGGTAGTTTGTGATTATGGTCATACGGCATTAGCCGATACAATATATAACTTAATCGATTACTACATACCTTCAGAAATATCCGATGGTATGACCAGGGAAGAGAAATCTATATACATCACTAAATGGCAATATTATATTGGGCCACTAGTAAACCATGCAATAGCACCAGATAAATATACTGATGAATTATGGTATGAAGCACTAGAAAACCAATTAATAATGGAATTGGCAGCATGGGACTTTCTTAATGTGAAGATACTTAATCTATTGACAAGTACTTCCGAATATCTAAGTCAAATTACATCTACCAAAGAGCAAACCGGTGATGGTACTTCTAAACCTGAACTTGCCCGAGGTGATAGGATTAAACAAATCACTACTGGGCCTACTGAAGTTCAATATTACGACACCTTGGCAGAAGCTGCAAGCTCATTATGGAAAACACTTTCTCAAGCAATGCAACCGGGTGGCTTAATAGATGAATTAAGAAAGAACCTTTGTATGTTAGCTTCACGATTGGAAATCTACTTACCATTCTGTGATGAAGTATTCAGAACCGTAGTTCCTAAAGTAGTTAACAGAAGGCAACCTGGAGTATTAGATGGACCCAACCCAAGTGCTCCAGTAAAAGGTGGTAATAAATCAATCCTTACCGAGTTATGACAAAAGAACCCTGGAGAATGGTAAAGAACCGCTCTTGGGATAGATACAAGAAGATTATCACTGACTTCTTAGATTGGGATGCTGGTAGACAAACCATCACTTGGGCAAAAAACGTTAACCAACTTCTCAGCCATGCTGAGGATAGTATACCTAAATATTATAACATCCAAATCGAAGCATTATGTTACTACAATGCTTTCAGAAACTGGCCTATCAATAAGGCAACTATCACTGGAGAATTGGATGATGAAAACTTATCAATACTAATTTCTAAATCTTATATAGAACAAATCGGTTATCTTACACCGGAGGGTTATTGGGATTTTAATTGGGAACAGGATAGGTTTGTAATCAACGGTATAGTTTATAAGCCATCAGGTGATACTCAAACGGCTCAAGCTAAGGATGAGGCTTTGGTTTTCATGGTTATCCTAAAGAGAGACCGAGATACAAAAGTAGAATTTGTAGAATAAAAAATAAAGTATATGGCAAAGATGTTAGTACTGAGGTGGACACCAATTACTACCAACAACGGAATTTGGTTTGATAGTAACTTGGTTATCCTTAACGGTACCTCTGGAGTTCATATTGAAATGAAAGGTAATGGCAATGATGTAACGGCATTTCAATCGATGACCGGAAACAAATTTGTCACCTGCTTTCAAGATTACTTCGGGGATATTTGGGATAAGATCATACCTCATCCTGGTATTGGCCAGGTAATTAAGTTCCGGGTAAATAGGCTTCCTGATTATGCTTGCATACGGGGAGATATTGAGGACGGTGGAGATGTAGACCCAGAAAACCCAGATGTACCAAAGAATGCTTTCTGCGGTTCAGAAGGAGAACCTTTCAGAGATATAGACTCTGAATTCCTACTGGGTCGTCAACGTGCAGTAATTAATCCTTAAATTTTTAAAAATATGTATGTAAGTAAGTATTATACCTGCGAAGAAATTGACCAGCGGTTGTTACAGGGTTACTACGATGACTTTGTTCGTGCTGGCTTTGCCGGAACTATTAATGAGTTCTGGGCCTTCGTACTTTCTATCAAGAATAAGGTAGATAAGAGAGAAGGTTATGACTTATCCGAGAATGACTTTACAGACGAGCTTAAGGCTAAACTGGATGGCATCGAGGAGAAAGCCAATTACATCACTAAAGTTTCAGAGCTTGAAAATGACCTCAAGTTCCAAACTGAAGAGGATGTTAAGAAGGCAATCAGTGACCTGGTTGATGGTGCTGATGATGCACTTGATACTCTTAAGGAGTTGGCAGAAGCATTGGGTAATGACCCCAACTTCGCAACTACTATCACTAATAAACTTACCGAGCTTCGTACTTCTCTTAGTGAAGAGATTAATCGTGCTAAGGAAGCAGAAGCTGCATTGGGTGCTGCTATTGCTGCGGTAGATGACAACTTGAAATATGCTGCTGAACAGTTAATCAATAAGATTGATACGGTTAAGGCAGATTTGAAAGCTGACATTGCCCGGGTAGAAGCTAAGGCAGATAAGAATGCCGAAGATATCAAGGACCTCAATGATAAGGTAAACGATAAGAGCGATGAGATTAAGGATGAACTTAAGAGCCTCATCCAACAAGAAAAGGACGAACGTATCGCTGCCGATAACGAAATCAAAGAAAGTGTAAATGAGCTCAAAACTCTTCATATCAACGACAAGGCTGCCCTTGAAGCTAAGATTGCTGAAGAAGTATCTAATCGTACGAATGCAGATACTATTCTGGATTCGAAGATTAATGAGGAAATCACTAATCGCCAGTCAGATACTCAAGCATTGCAAGGTAAGATTGACCAGGAAGCAGTAGACCGTCATTCTGAGGACCAGGTTCTCCACAACGAAATCTCTAAAGAGGTAGCTGACCGTACCAATGCAGATAATGCTTTGCAAGGTAAGATTGACCAAGAGGCTCAAGCTCGTACCTCTGCAGACCAGGTACTTCAGAATAATATTGATTCCGAAGCTACTGCTCGTGCTGCTCAGGATTTGGTTTTGGACCATAAGATTGAGGATGTAAAACTCCAAGGTCAAGCAGATAAAGCTCAATTGTTGGAAGCTATTGCTACTGAAACTCAGGCTCGTAAAGATGCAGATACGGTTCTTGATAATAAGAAGGTAGATAAACGTGAAGGTTATTCATTGACTAAGAATGACTTTACGGATATTCTCAAAGCTAAGCTTGACGGTATCGAAGAGAAAGCCAATTACATTACCAAGCTCTCTGAGTTGGTTAATGATATGGACTTCCAAAATGAAGAGCAAGTTAACGCTGCTATTCAGAAAATCGTAGGCTCTGCTCCTGAGGTACTTGATACCTTGAAGGAAATTGCTGATGCCCTTGGTAATGACCCCAATTTTGCTACAACTATCACTAAGAAGTTAGCTGCCTTAACTGAGGAGATTAACCAAGAGAAGGAAGATCGTATTGCTGGTGATGCTGCAAACAGTGCAGAAGTAGCTACCGAAAAAGCAGACCGTATTGCTGCAGATACTGCTCTTGAAACTAAACTGAAAGAATACATCGACAATAAATCCACTGCAAGTGATACTGCTCTTAATGTGGTTAAGGATAACTTGAACAAAGAAATCCAAGACCGTAAAGATGCAGATACTGCAATCCAGGCAAGTTTGGATAAGGAAATTGCCGACAGAAAGACTGCTGATGATGCTTATACCGTAAGTCTGAATAACGTAAACAAACGTGTTTCAGAATTGGCTTTGAGCATTCAGGATTCTATTAACACTCTTCGTAATGAACTTACGGAACAGGTTAATGCGAATACTACTGCCATCGCTACTAATCAGCACGATATAGAAAGAAACTCAGAAGCTATCACTAACTTAACTAAGACTGTAGGTGATAACTACAAGGAAGTTAAGGATATGATTAACGAGGAAATCGTTGACCGTACCAATGCAGACAGTGGCTTGAGTTCTCGTATCGATAATGTAAATATTGACCTCAATACCGAACGTGTCGAAAGAACCGCAGCAGACCAAGTTCTTCAGGTAAATCTTGACAAAGAAGTAGCAGACCGTACTGCTGCAGATAAAGCCTTGTCTACAGAATTCACGGCTAAGTTGGATAACACCAAGCAAGCTTTGGAATCAGAGGTAGGTAAATTGAATACCAAGATTGACCAAGAGAAAACGGACAGAGCTGCGGCTGATACTGCATTGGGAGCTCGTATTGATACTCTAGAAGCAGGTAATACGACTGCTATGAATGACCTCAAAGAGCAGGTTAAGAATAATACCACTGCAATAAATACGGAGAAAGACCGGGCAATTGCCAAGGAAGCTTCTCTTGAGGCAAAGATTGATACCAACCTTCAGAATCATAAAGATGACATGGCTGCTATCAATCAGGATATCCTTACCGAGAAAAATGACCGTTTGGCTGGTGATACTCTGTTGCAGACTAACATTGATAAGGAAGCTACAGAACGTGCTAACCAAGATACCCTTATTAATAATGCTATTGCTCAGGAAAAGGCAGACCGTACTGCTGCAGACCAGGCAATGGATAATAAGAAGGTAGACAAAGTAGATGGCAAGGGTCTTTCGGCAAATGATTTTACCGACCTTCTGTATGCTAAACTCGATGGCATTGAGGAACATGCTAACTACATTACGAAGGTATCAGAATTGATTAACGATTCAGATTTCCAGAATGCCGAACAAGTAGAAGCTGCTATTCAAAAGATTATTGGTTCTGCACCGGAAGTACTTGATACTCTAGCAGAGATTGCTAAGGCATTAGGGGATGACCCCAACTTTGCTGCAACCATGACTGCTAAGCTTGCCGAATTAGAGAATAAGCTTACTGCCGAAAAGAATTTGCGTGAACAAGGGGATGACAGCTTGCAACAGTCTTTCACTAATCTGAGTACTACTCTTACCACAACGGTAAACGATTTGAGGACTTTCGTTAGTGAAACTCGTACAGAGTTATTAACTTCTCTGAATGCTACCAATGCTTTGGTAAACCAGAACTCGGCAAATATCCAACGTAACTTGGAATTAATCCAGGGTATTCAAGATAACATTAATGGTAATTACACGGCCATCAAGGATTTGTTGGAAAGTGAAATTGCTGCTCGTAAATCTGAAGATATCCGATTGGAGGCAAAGATTGACCAGAATACCTCTGATCTCAACACGGAAAGAGAAGAAAGAATTGCTGCTGATAAAGTTCTTCAAGATAATATCGATGCAGAGGAAGCTGCTCGTATCGCAGAAGATAAGAAAATCAATGCTCGTATTGATAAAGAAATCCAAGATAGGACTGATGCAGATACTGCTCTGGATAACAAGTTCACGTCAATTACCAATGACCATGAGGAAAGACTGGTAGCTGAAGAAGGTACCTCTGATGCTTTGCCTGATACTATGGTTACGGATGTAAGTGCCATAACTCGTAATGATACTCAACTTACATTCAAAGTAAAAACTTCTACTAAGGACCAGGAAAATAACCAGTACGGTGATGAGGTAGAGGCAACCAAAAACCTTTTACCCGTTACCCAAACTCTTGCAGGAGTTATGTCTGCAGCAGACAAGGTTAAGCTTGATGGCTTAGACCCCAATGCTATTACAGAAATCTCAGCAGCATCCGATGCCGATAAGGTTACAGTAACCATAACTAAGGACAATGGGTTGAATGATGACACTACTGAAACTTTCGATTTACCGGTAGTATCGGCAGATAAGGCTGGTACTATGACTGCGAAAGATAAGGTAGAATTGGACAGAATCAATACCGCTAACTTTGCTTTGGGTGCCGTTACTCCTAACGAAACCACAGTGGGAATTGCTGCTACTAAGACTAATGTTGAAGATGGTACTACAGTTCAGAACCCAATTACTTTGCCTTCATCAACTCCCGAAAAGGCTGGTGTACAATCAGCTGCCGATAAGAAGTTGTTCGATTCTCTTCCTCCAAAGTTTGTAAGTTATCATCGCAATTCAGTACCCTATGCGGAACATGTAGACCTTGTTTCTCAACTTTCAGTAAAGAATGAAGAGACGGGTATTTATGAAATGAAGGGGACAGATAATATTTCCATACCTAAGGCAACTAAGGAAAAGGCCGGTGTAATGACCGCTGCTGATAAGGTAAATCTTGATGAGACCTTACCAGATGCTATTGCTCAAGAGGTTCAAGACCGCAAGGATGCAATCGAGGCTTTAGGTAATGAATCTACAGCTGCCCTGAACAAAGAAATCCAAGACCGTAAAGATGCAGATACTGCTCTTGATACCAAGTTCACTAAAGCAGTAGCTGATGAAGCAAAAGCTCGTACAGATGCCGACACTGCATTGGGTGCAAGAATCGATAAAGAGATTTCTGATAGAACAGCAGCAGATACTGCACTTGATAATAAGTTGCAGGCAAATATTGATGCTCTAGAAGCTAAACATGATGCCTTTGTTGCTACGAAAGGTAAAGCTAATGGATTTGCTTCTCTCGATGCAAATGGTACAGTACCGGCTAACCAATTACCTTCATATGTAGATGACATCATCGATGTATATGCTACCTATGATAAATCCGCTACTGGTGAACTTACGAATATCAAATTGTATTCAGATGCAGCTCATCAAAATGCCATCACTGGAGAAGCTGGTAAGATTTATATCAATATCACCAATGGTGAACCTCCTTACCAATTCCGTTGGACAGGTACTATCTTTGCAAGAGCCGATGCTCAGGTACTTATTCTTGGGCAAATTACTGGTACTGCTTTTGATGGTGGTAGAGGTAAAGAATTAGAAAACCAGATTGCTTCTTTGAAGACTAATGGTGCATCCCATTTTGATAACAACACTTACCAAGCAAGTACTGTACGATTGAATTTCAAATGTTGGTTTGGCAACGGTAATGTTCAAGATCATTATTCTCAGATTACTGCTGCTACAGCATCCCAGGCTGGAGTTATGTCTGCTACCGATAAAGTTAAGCTTGACACTACTTTACCTAATCAGATAACTACAGAAACTACAAATCGTACCAATGCAGATAATGCTCTTCTTGCTAAGATTAACAGTTTGCCTGACCATATCTTGGGTAGAGATTTGGAGAACTCGGGTAACCTAATTAATCTGATTACTTCTGCTACTAAGTTGTCTATAGCTTACTGGTGGGCAGAAAGAAAAGAGGATGGTAGTTTTGCAGTAAACGAATCTAGACATGCTTTCGATATCCCGGCAGCTACACAAACCGTAGCTGGTGTAATGACTGCTGCCGATAAGAAGAATCTGGATAATACAGTAACCGGGTTGGCAAACGAAATTACCAACAGAGCTAATGCCATCAATTCTCTTAGAACAGAATTGAAGACTTACATCGATGAAGCGGTAGGTAATACCGATACCAATTTAACGGCATTGGAAACTAAGGTAAATCAGCATATTGCCAATAAGAGTAATCCTCATGCAGTAACCAAGACTCAGGTAGGTTTAGGTAATGTTAACAATACATCGGATGCTGATAAACCAGTATCTACTGCTCAAGCTACGGCTATTGCTAATGCTAAGGCTGCAGGTACTGCTGCTCAAACTTCTATCGATAACCATGCAGGTAGAAAGGATAATCCCCATTCAGTAACAAGAACCCAGTTAGGATTGGCAACTACCGACAATGTAGTATTTGCTAAGACTACTGCTCCTTCTGGTTTCTGGAAAGAGTCTTCCGATGAAAGATTGAAATCTAACATCAAACCGTTAACCCATACTCTGGAACAGATTTGCAGTATACCTACAGAATCCTTTATCATGGATGGTAAGGAAGATGAGGGTACCATTGCACAAGGTCTGGAAGCAGCTGGATTTAATAACTATGTGGAAGAAGACCCAAGAACTAAGGACTCAGTTCCTAATCCCGAGGAATTCGAAACGGTTGTTATCGATGGTGAAGAATACGTATTGGTAAAACAAGTTAAGTACCATAAGATGTCTACTCTGGCAATCGAGGGTATCAAACTTCTTTACGAAGAGATTAAGGCTTTGAAGGCTGAAATCTCAGAACTCAGAAATCTTAAAGATGTAGATTAATATGGGAGAGATAGCAACATGGAGTGCTGTCAAAACTAAAGTAGGCCTTGGTAAGACAGGAAATGACTGCCCTACCAAGGCTGAATTGTTAGCACTCTCCTCGACAGGAACCGGGGAGAATTATGTGGGGTTGGAACTATCCAATGCCAGTTCCTATGGAAATAATGAATGTGTCAAACTCGAAGATATTCATAAGGTAACCTATAAGTATACTTTTACTACTAGATACAGTAGTGTAAGCTTCGATGCTTTGGGTAACCCAAGCTCTTCTAATCAGGGGTTTGGTTTTATTTCTACAAAACAGAAATATTGGGATGGGGTAGCTAATGGGTCTGAAATTACGGTAAATTATGCTCTTAGTAATAAACCCGCATGGGTAACTAATCATCCTTCAGCACCTCCTTGGACTGCTTCAGAGAATTTGGGATTAACCTCTCGGTCGGATTCCAATACTCTTGTTACACAGGGTGAATCGGGTAAAACTTTTAAATTAACATTTACCCAGGCAGCAGCATCTCAAAGTTGGTCTCAAACATTCTCAGTGAATCCCACTTCTCTGTCTTTTGGGGCAACTGGAGGAACAAAAACATTTACTGTAACCTCTTATAAACAGGAATACCGAAATGGACATACCTATGGTAATCAAATTCCCTTAAGTTATACCAGGGCTAATACCGGAGTTACCGGTACTGGTACTTCAGTAACTATGGCAAATAATACTTCTACTTCGGCAAAGTCGGGTAGTGTAGTATTAACTCAGGCAGAAACCAATAAGAAACTAACAATCTCATGTTCTCAATCTGCTGGATATAGAACTTACAGTGAAATTACCTTAAGTGGTGGAGCAGTATCTGATATCCCTGCATCGGGTGGAACAAGAAGTTCATTCTCTACTATGCCCTCATATTCTCAAACTTGGGGATGGAATGGTTCTACAACGGGAGGAGGTACGATTACAAGTGGTGCTAGCATTAGTTATGGTACTGCAGTTAGTGCAGGTTCTTTGGGAACTACGGTTAAATCTAGAACCCAGGTAGGAACCCTTACTGGTACCTTATCACTAAATGGTAAAACCAAATCTGTAAGTGTACCAGTATACCAGGCAGCAAACGAATTTACTGGGTATACCTATGGTTCTTGGAGTGTAAGCTTAACGGCAAGTTCTTATACCCTCGGTAATACTGGAGGTAGTGTAACTTTGTACCCCAGTGCAAGTAGACCCAGGTATGCTAACTATACCTCAGGTTCAAATACAAGGGATGGCTCTGATAGTGCTACTCCAAGTTTAAGTACCAATGGTACCTCAGGATTTAGTCTATCAGGTACTACACTTAGGGCTTCTGAGAATACCAGTACAAGTAGTAGGTCTATTAGAGTCTTTGCTAACTATGATGGGGCTTCTGATTATGTAGATATTACTCAGGGTGGTGCTAGTGTAAGTTATAATTACTACTTTTATTGGAATGGTGCTGGTGCAAGTGAATCCATTCACCATGCTGCTTTAGGGGATACTTTATCTAAGATTTTTATATCCTATAAGAAAAAAGTAATTAATGGTTCCGAAACTTCAGATACTTATGATGTAGGTGTAAATTTGTCTGGTACTCCCTCTTGGTCTTCCGTTACAGTTAGTGGTAAGACTGTATCAAGTAAAGCTTCAGAGAATACCGAAGAATCATCAAGATCTGCTACGGTTACAGTTACTCAAAGGGAATCAGGTAAAAAACTTACACTTGATATCACTCAGAATGCTGCAACAATTACTTATGAATACGTATTTAATTTGGGGTAATAAAAATACAACACTTGCCATCACAATCTGATGAAGGTATTTATAATGGTGTATATTATACTACCGATGTAGTGAATATAATTAATGAGGTTACTATGCAGAAACATAATGCCTTGAATATACTTAACAATCGACCAAAGTTTGAGGCAATTGTTTCTGAATGCGATAACATTCTCAATTCAATTAACCAATCACCTTCTGCTCCAAGTAAACCTGCTCCAGGGTTTGAGGAGTTCCGTCAATACATGGACCAACGAATATCCACTCAAGAGACTCTGTTACAGAGAATTGCTCAGGAGCTGGGATTGGATAAACCTAAACAACAGTAAGAATTATGCCAAGTAAGTCGGTTAATATTACACTATCGACTCCAGTTGGCCCTCTAGAAATATACGTAGATAAACGAGAACAAGCTCGTGCAGAAAGGTTGATTGCCAAAACTCCAAGTATCTTAACCGAAGGCTATGCGAAAGGTACAGAAAAGTTTGGTAATCAACTTCTTCGTATAGTAAGACGAAGTTTGAATACGGGTGTTCCACCACCCGGTACCCATACTTCTTGGCCAAAACATGCTCCAGGTACTGTAAAGAAATATGGGGAGCATACTCTATTACGACTCACGGGTCAATATGCTAAATCCGTTACTGTAGTAAAGACCAAGAATAGAACTTTCGTTGGTTTACCAATTGGAATCAAGAAGATTACCTATACTGGTAAGACTTCAAGAAAGACTTTGAATCAGATAGCTATCATGTTAGAGTATGGTAGCAGAGATGGTAATTTACCACCTCGTCCTCTTTGGAATCCTGCATTTAAGGCTGCTGGTGGAAAAGCTGCCTTACAAAAGGAAATACGAAATGAAGTTAGAAAAGAAATAAGGAAAGTTAAAAATGGCAGCAGACTTTGAAATATCTTCATTATCCGGAACTGGTACTGCAACTATTAGGGTAAAGCCTAAGGCAGTAAACGAAGACATGAATAATATAAAAGAGCAGGTTCTCAAGGTAGTAGTTCAGGGTGTAGAAAGGGAAGTAACTCTGGTACAAAAGGCCGCTCCTAAAATAGTAGAGACCTGGGGAACTTATTTTAGTATCACTCCAGAAACTACTTCCCATACTTTCGATGGTACTAAAAGGGGTGAGACCCTAGAAATAGGTGTATACAGTTACCAACAGAAGTTTATCGATAATAAGCCTCAAGATGAATATCGTGCTGTAGATTGGAAAGTTGAAAGCTCCTCAGATTGGTTAGAGGTAACCAAAGAAATTGGAGAAGCTAATGCCGCAGGTAAGCTTACTATCAAAACTAAATCTACTAATCAAGAACATAACCCCAGTAACTATGACCCCTTGGAAAGAACTGCTATAGTTAAGATTATCTCACAGCAAGAACCTAACACTGAGATAGTTTTAAATATAAAACAATCTCCTGGTAAAAGAACTACTGAGTATGGTTTTGAACCAACTCCTAATATACCATTCCCCGGTGTTGGACAAGGCAGTAGTACTGCTTCTATTAGGGGTGTAAAGGGATACCAATACTACCATATCAATGGTTATGAAGTTGCTAAGTTTGTAAAACAATTTAAGATAACAGACATTAGTAAAATCACAGAAGGTACTTTTCCTGCTCCTGGGGCAGACCACTTTCCCTATAAAGTATGGCTTACTGATTACCCATCTAATATAAGTACTACTTGGGTTAGTGAATTAAATTGTACTGGCCATCTTGAAACCCGTATATCCTCGATGGGGGGTATAATTGTAATTTATAACGGGATTATAAATGATACTGGTAGCCCTGAAGTTCAACTAAAAATTAGATTAGGAAATTAATGGTAAATTCAGAAGAAATAGTAGAAAGAACTTTTTATATCTCTCTACTTAGTACAATGTTGGAAATGGGTCTTACCTTAAACCCAGAAGACTTCTTACCTTTGTCTCAAGAAAACGAAAAAAGATTTCAAGAGGCAATCAAAGGTATGAAGAAGTTTATACCACTTTTTGGTATAGGGAATAATCAAGTAAAAGGCCCAAAGACTCTCCCAAGAATAACCATAGAACTACAGGGTTATTATGCTGGAGATATTGGTGTGAATAAATACATCATTGGTGATAAACTTGAGGATGGTAATTACCAAGCTTCAGAGTTTCCTTATGAAACTAAGGATATTACCATAGATGTACATCTGGTTTCTCAAACACAATCAGATATGAGATTGCTACATACAATCTTATATACTGGCTTACCTGCTAGAGGATACGTGAGACCATACTTCAATGATTTAGAGGAATGGGAAAAGGGCAGGCTTGCTCCCACCGGAAACCTATTCATTGAGATTGGTAATTATTATGACCATCCAGATGTAGAGCATGGTATACTTGAGAAGGTATACACCTATGTATGTAAGGACGGTATTCTTCCAGAAAAAGCTTTGGGAGAAGGTACTCTTACACCTATCAAGGATATATCGGTTCTTATTGGATTGTTAGAACAAAACGAAAATGAGATGCTAGAGTTAAAAGTACCTAAGGTATAGGTACAATACTCTAGGGTATAAATTAAACGAGTAATTAACTTTAATCACAATAGAATTATGCCAACTTCACCTCATGTTGATTTTAAGTTTAAGAACAACAATGTTCTTCAAACTACTCCCATGTTAGGAGTTTCTTGTGTATTGGCTAGAACTACTAAAGGTCCATACGATGACCCTTCAGAAATCATCTCTACATTCTCTCAGTTCCAAAGAATCTATGGTTCTGAAATTGTACCCGATGGTTCTGTATCAAATATCGAAAAGGCTTTGCAAGGTGGTTCTAAGCTTCGTGTTATTCGAGTACTTGGCAAAGGAGCTACTCAAGGTACAGTAACTGCTTCTCCGGCTGCGGCAAGAAAAGCTAAAGATTCAGAAGATGAAATCTCAGTTGCTTCTGCTGTAACTGACCCAGCTAAACCCTCTGCTTTGATTACTTTAAAATCTGGTAGTACTACTTATAGTTTTGGATTAGTAACCAAGGGATATGGAGATCCAATTGGTAGTGCAAATACTTTCCAGGTTGGTTTTTATAAGCAAGCTAATACCTTGTATTATAAAATATATTCAGCTAATGGGCAAGTACTTGAACAGGGACCAGTAATAACCTACAAAACTGCCGATGATAACAATAACACTTCGGTAGATTACCTTGCTCTTAGTGCATTTGCTAAGAACTCGGAATATATTAAGCCGATAATTACTGCAGGTTCCTCTTTTGAAAACCTAATTAAGTGGCTTACCGATGATATTGATGGTACTAAGAATGCTATCACTATTACCGTGGGAGATGCTGCACCTTCCGAAACAGAGAAACTGTTTAATGGTACTATCGGTAGTGCAGGTTCCACTCCAACTGCTGATGAATGGATCGCTTCATTGGATTTAGTAAGGGACTACACTGACTTTTACCAATTATTCATTTCCCATATCTCTCAACACCTTACTACTGATGCTGACGTACTCAAGGTATATAAGGCTGCTGCAGATATGGCAAAAGAATTGATGGAATGGGTACTGTACATAGAAGTCCCAAAACACTTAACCCATTACACCCAGGGTACTCAACCAAGAGACTATAAAGCTCAGGTTACTTGGGTACAGACTTGTCTTGGTACCGTGGGTAATTCCAAGTACATTGCTTACTTTGGAGGTGGCCTTAAGTACTACAATGAGAACGGCAATCTTCAAGATTCTGATGTAGTGGGTACCATTGCAGGTTTGGGAGATGCTTCTGCTACTCAATATGGTCCTTGGAAATCCTTTGCTGGTATGAACCGAGGAGTTATTGGAGATGCAGTTGGGCCCGTATGTCCAAATTATGGTTCTCCTTCTCGATATAATGAACTGAACACACTTGCTCAGAATTATATCAATGAGATGGTAATCAAAGATACTCCCGATGCAGGTAAACAAACCATGCTATGGCATTGTTTCTCTTCTCAGGTAAAACAGGATTCAGAAAGATTCCTTTCAATCGTAAGATTGAATTTGTATTTGAAGAAGTTCCTTCGTCCAGTACTTAACAAATACTTGGAAGAACCCAACGTTTGGGGAACTTGGAAAAGAATCTGGTTGGAGGTTAAACCTACACTGGATTCATTGGTAGATGAAGATGCCATGACCGAGTATACCTGGATGGGTGACCAAGATGCAACTTCTTGGGATGACCTTTCGGTTAATAACGAAGCAGATGCTCGTCAGGGTAAGTACCGGGCTATCCTTAAGTATAAGGATGTAGTTCCTATGCAAGAGGTAACTATGGAGATTGTAATCGATGCAGCTTCTAAGGCAGTATCAATCGTAGAAACAAGTAATAACTTATAAACTCATAACACAATGGGAGCAAAAGTAAAAAACCCACGGAAGAAATTCTTGTGGAGCATCATGTTCCCCAAACACCCTATCAATACTTATCTATTCCAAAGTTGTACTTTGCCAGATATTGAAATTGACCAGGTTGCTCATGGGGACGTCAATAGAGACGTTAAAACTGCAGGTAGGGTTACTATAGGTAATCTTATTGTAGAGAAACTTATGACTACTGCAGGTTCAGACACATGGCTTCATGATTGGCTTTATGCTTGCCAAGACCACATAGTTGGTGGAGGTTTGGTACCAAGCCAATATTGGGAAACGGCTATTGTAAATGAACTTGCCGAAGATGGAGTCTCGGTTCTTAATACCCACGTCTTCGAAGAGGTATGGCCATGTAAGATTACCGGCTTAGACTTGGACAGAATGGCTTCAGAGAATACCATTGAGTCCATAGAGTTCTCAGTTGGTACTGCAGATAAATACTAATTCCTTAGTCTATTTTCACTAAGATTCGGTGGAGGGGTGGGATTCCTGTGATAGGAGCTCACCCCTTTCTTGTTGTTATACGGAGTACTATGAACATTTGTAAACATTAAATATATCAAATTATGGAATTTAGAACATTTAGATTTACCGGACCTTCTGGTTTCGAATATGAAATCAGAGAACAGAATGGTGCTGATGAAGATATCCTCAGTAACCTTTCAGACATGAAGACTTTGATGAACCTTACCAAGTTCATTGCAGCAATTGTAATTAGAACTACGGCTACCCCTAATGGGAAATTAACCGTAGATGATGCCCTTAACTTACCAGTCAATGACCGTTATGCTATTATCTTTAATTCTCGTATCTTCTCTTTGGGGGATGAGGTAGAATTTGAATATGATTGGGGCAAAGAGAATGGAGGTAAAGTTACTTATGGCCAAGACCTTCATGAGTTCCTTTTCGATTACGGTACTGCTCCAACTGAGGATGATTTGAATCAAAAGCCCGATGCTATCCCTTACTATCCAGAAGGGGTTAGATTGATAAACCATGAATATGTTCTCTCCTCTGGCAAGAAGATTAAATTCGATTGTATGACTGGTAAGGGGGAACAAGATTTCATGAAGTTGCCATTGGATAAGCAAACTAAGAATGCTCCTCTTCTTTGCCGTAATCTTCACTTAGAGGTTGATGGTAGTTGGGAGAAGGTAGAAAACTTTACTCCGTTTACTGCAAAGGATATGGCTGAGATGAGAAAGCATATCTTATCTATGGACCCCATTTTCAAAGGTGAGTCTCACATCACTAATCCAACCACTAGAGAGGAAAGAACTTATCCTATAGTTTGGGCACCCAATTTTTTCTACCTGACGGAAGAGTAATGTTAGAGAGTGATTTTGTTTATATCACCAGAGCCGAGATAGCCTTAGACTATTTCGGCTTTTTACGTCTTCCGTATCGAATAAGGAAAATATTCAAGGAAATGGCCGAGCAATATTATAAACAATTAAAGAAAAGAAAATAAATTATGAATACCAGTAGGAGTATAGTAGAGGTCGGTGTTGCCATGGTATTAAAAGACCGATTCTCTCAAGAGGCTGGCAAGATATCTGGGTCATTCAGAACTATGATGAATGACATGAGTACCTGGAATAGAGGTATACAGATGTCAGCTTCTAATACAATGGACTTCGGAATGCAGCTCGTAGGGGGAATGGCAAGGGCCTATAAATACTCTGCGGGTGTTCAGAATGAAGTTTGGACTGCTTCGAAAATTGCCGGTGCTACCATTGCAGAACAAAGAGAGATGTTACAATTGGCAAAGGATGTCAATGAGATAACTCCTCTTACGGCTTCGGATGTTGCATCAGGACAAAGATACCTGGCTATGGCGGGTAATAAATTCGATGCTATTAAAGAGATGATTGGGCCAGCATCTAAGCTGGCTTCAATCTTTACAATGCCAGTGGGACAGAAAGGTGGTGTAGCTGACTTGATGACTAATATCATGTCAATGTACCAAATCCCAATGGGGGAAGCCGCTAGAGTAACCGATGATTTATATACTGCAGTTACTAATGCAAATATATCTTTAACAGACTTAGCCCAGTCCATATCTTATGCAGGAGCAGATATGGCAACTGCTGGAGTAGACCTTCGGCAAACCGCTGCTGCTATTGGTGTATTGGGTGATATGGGTATACAGGGTTCTATGGCAGGTACCTCACTGGCCAATATGATACGTTACTTACAACTATCTCTTGTTAACCAAAAAAAGAAAGGCTATAACGCTTTAGCAGACTTGGGCTTAAGTCCCGATGAATTCTTCGATGCTCAGGGTAATCTTATAGACCTTTATACTATCTATCAGAAGTTTGCTAAGGCTGCAGTAGATTTACCTTCACGAATTGAAACACCAACTTTCTTCAATATCTTTGGAGTTCGTGGTAATCGTGGTATGCTCCCCGTACTTAGGGATATTGCTTCTGGTAGAGATAAGATGGGTAAGATACTTGCTACTTATGACCAAAACATTGGGGCAGTAAATCGACTCAATGAAGAACGTCTTAAAACTGATGCAGGTGTAATTGACCAATTCGAATCAAGTATAGAGAACTTAACAGTTACCGCAGGTGCAGCTTTGGGTAGAATCTTTACCCCAGTACTAAATGTGGGTAACTCTATAATCAAAGTAATTAATTCTATCTCAGAAACTTGGGTTGGAGGTTTTGGTCTTAGAGTAGGAGCTACTGCAGTAGTAGTAGGTACTATTGTTGCAGGATTTAATACTGTAAGAGGTATTATTAGGTCTGTTGGGTATTTACAGACTATTGCTACTGCTTCTACTGAAGGTATGTCTGCTGCAGCAATAAAAACTAATACTCAGTTTGCCATTATGGAAGCACACATGGTAAGGATGGTTAACCTTATGAGAACCATGGTTCAACTCCAAATGATGTCAAGCGGTATTGGTATGAATTCTGCTGGTAGATTTTATAACACTAAAACCGGAAGATATGTTAAGACACCAAATCCTGGAGTACCATTAGCAACTACTATGGCGGGTAATTTAGCTGGAGGGGCTTTAGCTGGAGCAGGTGCCCAAGTTGGTAGTCAAGTGGCTAGGCAAGGTGCTATAAAAGGTTTAACCTCTATAGGTGGTAGACTTATGGGATTACTCGGTGGACCCTGGGGATTAGCAATTACTGTAGGTCTTCCTTTATTAATTGAGGGTATTAGTTACCTTAGTAATTCAGTAGATAGGAATACTGAAGCTCAGAATAAAGAGAAAGAAGACCCAACTACCATTAGAGCCCAGAATGAAGAGAGATTTATTAATGCTGTTAGGTTAGCTATTAAAGAAGGTATGAGAGATTCTCGTATCAATATCTCAGTAGATGGTCAAGCAGTTGGAGATTATGCTCCAGGTTCTCAACAAGATTTTACTGGAGCTGCATTTGTAATGGGAATATAAAACTAAAACACTATGGCTAGAGTATTAAATAAAGCAGCAGGTAAGGTTGTTGAAAAATACAATGACCTTACAAGAGATACGGCAGGTGTTCTTACTGGTCCCTTAAATAAGCTATGGAGAGCTCGGATATTACTTAACCGAGTTACTTCACCTCTCCCGAAAGATGATGCTCCAAAGGGTAAACTCTATACTCCAAATGGGGTAATGGGAGAAGCTCAGATATCCTCTAAGAACCCAGTTATAAATAAACAGCTCCAAGCTAAATGGAGAATGGAATTACAATTCCCGAGATTAGAAGAAGGTGAAGGAGTAGACCCAGCAAAAGGGAATAAGAATACCACTAATTACAGAAACTTTGAGGCTAAAGCAGATGTTATATATCAGAATGAGGTAAGGATATATAACATGACTGTTAACCCTACTCAATATATTACCCTACAGAATAGACCTCCAGAATTGGACTTTAGGGGAGAAACTACATGGGCAACCATTAAATCAATGGGCCGCAATGTACCAATGTATCACTTTACTGGTGCTGAAGACATCATTCAATTCAATGTATCTTGGTACTGTAATGACCCAGAAAATCCTGAAGAGGTAATCAATAAATGTAGGTTATTAGAAGCATGGTCTAAATCTAATGGTTACCAGGCTGCTCCTCCGATTGTTAAGATTGAGTGGGGGGATTCCGGTATATTTGATAATCACAACTACATTCTTACTTCAGCAACTTATACTCTGAAGAACTTCCAGAATGGTTATAGAGTAAGGGTACCCGGAAAGCCAGCTACTTTTGGTAATGGTAGGTTATTGCCTGCAGCAGCAACTCAAGAATTAATTTTCAAGAGAGTAAGTGCATATAACTTATCCTATGGAGATTTTATAAATTCTGATTCACTTAAAAAGACGGGGGGTATTAAATATGATTGATGTTAACCAATATCTAAAGGGGGCTAGCCCATATAATAATGCCTATGCTCTGAAGTATAACGATGGGGATTATTCCTTAGAAGCTAAACCTCCAGTAGTACCGGAATCCTCTAACGATATTCAACATACCGTTAAAGATGGGGAAACCTTGCAGAACATTGCTTTCAGGTACTATGGTGATTCTGGTAAGTGGTACATTATAGCTGAAGCTAATAAGATACTGAATCCTTTTAAGGAATTAGAAATGGGAACTCTAATAAGAATACCGACTTATGGCAGCTAAACAGAAACCTATATTATATAATGGAATGGGTCAACCTTATTTGGCCCTTTTCAATTTTGGAGGTATGCCTATAATGAATCCCATTACAGGTATACCCCTTGGAGCGTATATAAGTACCTGGAGTTATAGATATGATGAAGAAAAAGAAAACTTGGCTACCATTACTTTCGATACGGGTAATCCTGATACTGTAGATATTGCCGAGATTCAAGAGAACCAAAACATTTGTCTTCAATGGGGATATATATACCCTGATGGCCAATTTATATCTGGGCCCATAAAAATAATTAAGGTAAGAGAGTTCGAAGCCGTATTCGATTCTACAGGTACTCATGTAACTATTAAGTGCATTGATTCTTCAGGGGATTTAAGATATCAGCCTGCTTATGTTCATTCGGACATGGAAGGTTATAAATTATCTACCTATTTAGACAATGGTTGTGGGAATGCTACTGGTGTAATCATAGAAATATTTCAGTAATGGAACAACAGATAATAAGTAATAAAGTATACGAGTCACTACAGGTACCCACAGAGAGTACCCGTACTACTACTGGTAAAGTACTCTATGCTAACAAATACAGTGGAGTAGCAGAAGTAGCTATGCCAGAAGACTTGAAAGCTTTAATTGATAGTGACTTTGGGTTAGTGGGCAAGAACGTCTTAGTTCAATTAGAACAGAAGATGAAAGGGTATACTAATGGGCCATGGTATGTGGATTCAAGGGATGGTGTTATCTATATACATAATCGGAAATTCCATGAAGAACCGGTATGTACTTATACATATCAAGGAGAGAATGGGGAAGTACTTAGAGTATCTTTTGCTACTCAGAAAATAACTAAAAGAGTTAAAGCAGTATTAGCTCCATCTCTAGACCCAGATAGTAAAGATTTATCGGTATTATCAACTAATATAAATGAGCCAGAGGATAAACCTCCATTAGCTTTAAGACCTCCTGTGGCTCAGGTAGATAACCTTATGGTGTCTAATATTACTGGCAATGGGTTTGAAGATTATAGAAGTCATCCTACTACTCCTACAGAGGTAATGGATGCTTGGGACACTCAGCTTCAGTATAACATGGAAAAAACTGCAGAATATAAAAAGAGAGTAGAAGAGTATGAAGCAGTGGGTCCAGTAGGTGCTTATGAAGCAGGTAAGCAAAGGAGATTTGATGAAATGTCTACCGAAGAAGTACGAGCTACCATTAATCAAGCAGCCAACGAGTTACCTGATGATAAGAAGAATGCCCTTAAGCAAGTACTAAAAAATTCTAAAAATGGTAAAGAGTTAGAAGCTAATCTTAAGAAGCTATTAGAATGCGAAATGTATCTTTTCGAAGATGAAGATGGTATGGAATTTATGGTAGAAGAGTATGTAGACCCCTTAGATTATGACCCAGAGGGTTATACCTCTAAACAAGCAGGAGCGGGTATAGCTTCTGGTATCAATTTTCAAGCTGGAATATTACCTGCTTCAGAGAGAGGTTTCGAAGCTTTAAAGAAAGACCTCTATACTGAAGTATTATCCGATATGGAAGTTGATACTACTAAGGGTTATGGTCAAGGTCAATATGGTAAGAGGGTTAAGGTAAGACATATGAAAAGGGTAAATCTCAAGGTACCTCTTTATAAACTTTACCATAATTTATTTAGTAGATACGGTGGTGCCGATAAGTATGCTTGGGCAGCTAATGCTAATGCCAATGGTGGTTTAAAGCAAACTGAGAAAAGGTTAGTATGTCAACTTCAGGTAGTGGGTAGACCTATGCTAGCAACTTCCCAAATAATCCGAATAGATAATGTAGGGAAACGTTGGTCAGGGCTTTGGTATATAAAACAGTGTACTCATTCTATGGATGCCGGTCAAGGGTATATAACTAATATGGAATTAGTAAAGAACAATTCCAAGTCTGGCTCTGTAACTTCTAAAACTGATTTATCTACTCAAAACATCGTAGCTAATGATGCTAAAGCTAATGCTAAAACTAAAAAGGGGCAAGATAAAAAAGCCCTAAGTACTTCTCAGAATCTTAATCTTAACTTTACTTATAATGAGAAGGTATATTACAATGAGCATTTCTTGAATGATAAGGGGGACATAATTGATATCAAGGGTCAAGCTGAGTTTATTCGAAAGAAGGCTTATTATACTGAAGTAAATGCCGATAATCCTCAAGCCTTGGCAGAGGGTATAGTATTATCTACAGGTAATACAGTTACCTCTAAGGGTAAGTTAATCCCGGGCAAGGTATCAGTTAAACAAATCCAAGTGCCTGAAGATTATGGGGTTAAGTTTAATTATATGGCCATAGCTAATCGAGTATACCGAGACATAGCTAAAAGGCATAAGCGAATAGCAAGTCAAATCTATGTAGAAAAATAAGGGTATGAGTTACGAAACAGCAAAGATAATAACCGACGAAGGCTTAGAGGGTCTTGGTCGGTATTACTCTGTTTATCGAGGCATTGTTATTGATAATGACGATGTAGAGAAACATATGAATAGAGTAAAGGTATGTGTTCCAGAGGTAATGGGGGGAGTATTTGCTTGGGCATATCCTAAAGGACAACATGGTTCAATTAGTTCAGGTTTTAAATTCTTAGCTCCTAAAGTGGGAGATACGGTATTTGTTACTTTTGAATTTGGAGATCCAACTAAACCACTCTGGGAATACCATGGTTGGGGAATGAGCCAAATACCTCAACCATTAGATGGTCCTAATAAAATGGGGATAGTTACTCCTGAAGGAAACCTAATAGTCATAGATGATGATAACGGAGAACTCAATTTACATTTCAATGGGCCTGTAAATGTTCGTTCGGAGAAAGAGATAGTAATAAATGCCGAGGGAGATATAAATGTATCTTCTGGCGATTCAGTGATACTTAATACTGGAGAAAATGGTGGAGTAATCAATATTTTTCAATTAACCGAAAAACTAAATCAAACTATCCAAGAACTAGAACAACTTCGCAGTATGTTCAATTCTCATGTACACTCAGGTGTAACTACTGGACCAGGTTCTTCAGGTCCAACTCTAACTCAAGCAACTAAACCTTTCTCACAATTCGTTGTAGACGATTATGAGGATAAAACCTGCATACACTAATGGAAAAGAATTACTTTACAGACTTAGTTGGTATAGGTGTAACTTATCCTATCCAACTTACAACTAATGAAAAGGGTGAAAGAGGTTGGTACCCAGTAAATGGGGATTTCAAACTTATCAGAGATAATATAAGTTCGATATTATATTACATGATAGGCCAGAGATTTCGACAGGAAAACTTTGGTAGTAAATTATGGCAATGCATTGAGGAGCCAAACTCACAAGCCCTAAGTTTTATAATTAAAGAGTTTTTAAAACAAGCCATAGGTGCTTGGGAACAGAGAATAACCTTCCAAAGTATCACAGTTACTAGAGTTGATGCAAAAATACATATAGAAGTATCTTATGTAGTAAATGGAACAAATTCTAGTCAGTACCTCGATATCACCTATGATAGTTCGGATAATTCATTAAATACACAATAATATGGGAATCACAAATAAATGGCTTAACCCATACCAGAGGTCTTATCAACAGATTAAGGCCAAGCTGGTTGAATCCCTTATGGGACTCAAAGACCCTCAAGGTCAGAAACTCATAACGGATTATTCGGAGGGGAATATCTTAATTATTATCCTCTCATTGTTTGCGGCAATTGCCGAAGTACTTCATTACTACGTAGATAACATGGCAAGGGAAACTTTCCTATCTACTGCAAGGAGGTATGATTCGGTAGTTAAACATGGGGCATTGGTAGATTACCATGCTCGGGCAGCGATTGCAGCTACCGTAGATGTAATCTTATCCAGAAGCATTACGGGTAATTCTATTGGTGCTAAATTAACTATACCTCAGGGTACTCTGTTTACAGATTCCAGTGGTAATTCTTGGTTATCTGCTAGAGATGTAATTTGGCATTCGAATGTAACTACTTGTAAGGTACCCATCATACAACATGAAAGGTATACTGCAAGTGCTCTTAATAATATGGTAATACCCACCGGTGATAGGGTTATACTTAATCTTGGTACATTACCAAATGGTAAGTATTACGAACAAGGCTCTATGTCATTACGGATAGGTGGGGAAACATGGGTATTAGTAGATACCTTTGCAAAGTCTAAACCTACCGATAAACATTTCATGGTTTCGGTAGATGAATCTCTAAGCCCCTATATAATGTTTGGAGATGGTACCTTTGGTAAGAAACCCGCTGCAGGTGCAAAGATAACCAATGTAGTATTCTATTTAACCAATGGTACTCAGGGTAATGTAAAGAGTAATACCATTACATCGGTACCTTCAGTAATATCTTCCTCAATTACGGATGCTACTGTAAGTAATGCTTATGATGCTGGAGGCGGTTCAAACTACGAAAACTTTACCATGCTCAAGGAACACATACCTTTGAGTGTAAAGACTTTGGGAGTAGCAATTACCAAAGAGGATTTCGAAAGTTTAGCTATGTTAGTTGATGGGGTAAACAAAGCTAAAGCCGATTATGAATGCGGTAGAAAGCTTACTATATATATTAGCCCAGATGGTGGAGCTGTTGCTTCTTCCGAATTAATAAATAGGGTATACAACCTATTATCTCAAAGGGCTCCTATGACTACTTGGTTGAAGGTTAAATCTGCAGGCAAGGTTCAGATTATTCTAGAGATGGATGTTACCGGTAAGAAGTCTTATAAGACTGCAGAGATACAAACTCAAATTCTTACAGCATTATACAATGCCTATTCTCCAGAGCAAGCTCAGATAGGTGGAAGCGTAAGGGTATCAGATATATATGCCCTAATAGATAACTTATCAACCGTAGATTACCTTCACCTTACCAAGTTTTATATTAAACCATGGCCCACTACCATTTATGGTAATAAGGAACTAAACCTGGGCCAGTTTAAATTAAACAAGGCAAAGGGTTCTATGACCTACTACATAACCTTCAATTCCTCAACTACCTTTACAGTACGTTCGGTATCAAATGGTTATGTAACTACTGGCTCAGTTGGTAGCTCTATCCAGATTATCGATAAAGCTAATGGTTTTGATTTCTCTTTGGACATTCAGAACAACAGCTATCAATCGGGCTATCGGTATTCTATTACGGTATCAGAACCTAACCATGATTATGAAGACCCCGGTTTTAACTTACCGGTATTCGAAAATGATTCACAGTTAACATTAACAGTAAATGAAATCGTATAAAAATGATGAACCTTAAAAATCTAATTGATTTTTTACCATTCGAATATAAGGACCAAGACACTTATAAGGTAAATGGCAAAGGCATCTTAGAGAGGTTTCTAGAAATTTGTGGAGAGCATTTTGAAGATTATATTACGAAGGACATTGAGAACATTCTGGATATTATTGATATAGATAAGGCACCAGATATGTACCTCAATTTCCTTTGGCAATTTCTTGGAGAAATGCCCTTTGCTTATGGGAACACTATAGATGCACAGAAATGGGCAGAGTACTTTAATGGGTTCTACTCTGATAGTAAACTCCAAGAACTATCAAAACTTTGGATAATCCCAAAGGAAGGACCACTTACATTAACCAGTACTCAAGTAAGAAACATATTGAAGTACTCAATATCTCTTTTTAAAATAAGAGGCACCTCTGAGTTCTTCGAGATAATGATGAGGTTGTATGGATTAACCTGCGTAGTAACAGACCCTGCAAAAGCAGATAGCTATGATGGTTGGGTAAAAGGCAATCCACACTTTGACCAATACTATCAGTATGACGATAAGTATACTTACGATAATACTTTTGATTGTTCTCAGTGTATACCAGTAACCTTTAGACTTACAGGTCATGGATATACTTCGAACTCGGCAGCTTTTAGAAAATTTAGAGAAGCTGTAGAGGCTTTCTTTAAAAGGTTCATACCCTATCATGTATCTTTCAATATTCAATATGGGTTTACCGTAAATGATGGGTATACTATTAAAGCCGAGTTAGTAAATCCAGACCAACCCCATTTGATTACTTCTGAAGTATATGAAGTACCAGTGAGGGTAACAGTAACTTCAGATTGGGTAAATGCTGACTTAAGGTACCAGATATCCAGTGATAACGTAAACTGGGGTTACACCAAACATGAAAGTGGTTCTATCTTTAACATACTCAGGGCAGGTACTTATTATTTTAGAAGTGTGGGAGACCCTACTAAGGTAACCCAAATCACCGTTAATCAAGAATCCTATAATCGAGTATATTCTATTACTTGCGACCCAATTACTGGAAAGATAACTCCTACTAACCTAAAAGTAAGTACAGTAGTAAGGGCAAATGTATCTTATAAGGGTACAGTGAAAACTTGTAATGTACGATTATCTGGTACGGATATAGTGAAAGTCTCTGGTTCAACTTGGGAGTTTTCCGAACCAGGTACCTATATATTCGAGGTAGTAGAGTTCCCAGTGAAGCAAACTTCCTTTGTTGTAACTCGAGAAGAGATTACATATAAGGTAAGATGTACACCTTTTGAATTTAGAGTTGGGGATAAGCAAAGTATCAAGGATGCTACTACCACTCTTACCATCGAATCGAATTACCCAGAATCATTTACTGGTGAACTATATTGTAGGCTAATTGGTGATACTAAGTTGTTTAAGAACGGTGATAAGTTTACTGCTAATAGTTATGGTACTTATAAGTTTAAATGTACACTGGATAAAAGGGAAACCGATGAAGGTGTAGGTATATTCGAAGTAGTATCTGGTAAGACTGCAGTATATAGAATTACGGTTAGCCCACCAACAGTTACATTATTCAATGGCTCTGCCAAGACTACCGTAAAGATACAACGTATCTCTGGTAATGGTGATGATTATAGAGTAAGGGTAATTGAAACTGGAGAAACCTTTGATGCTCAGAATGGATATGTATATACTGCAAATAGGGCAGGGACTTATACCTTCCAGTCAGTAGCTTATCCTACTGCTAAGACTACTCTGGTAGTTAATAACTCTCCAGTAGTATATCAGAACAAGTTAAAGATAGTACCTTCGGATGCTACAGACAGTCATTGGAAAGAACCCAACTGGGCATTACCAGAAGACCAGATAGATAATACTTATGCAGTATACCAATTACTGGATGAGAAGTCTGCTTGTAAGTTCCATCTTGAGGAAATGAAAAATGAGGTCAATGTAAGTGGTACTGCTACCTGTGATGAGAACGGGGAAACCCATAACCTTGATGAGGAAATTGTTCTTACCAAGGCTGGGACTTATACCTTTGTGGCAGATGATGGTTCTTCATTAAGATGTCAAGTAATACTGGAAGATTATCCTACAATCATCGAGATTTCTTGTACTCCTACTTATGCAGAACTAAAGGGGAATGTTAAACAAGTATCTACTTTAATCAAGTGTACTTCTAATAAACCTGACTTCGATAGTCGAATAAGGGAAGTTGGTAAAGTAACTACTTATGACGCAGGTGGTGCTGGTTATGAATTTGTAACTGCACAAGCTGGAGAGTATATATTCGAATCAGTGGTAGATACTTCGAAGAGAACTAAGTTCACCGTAGTAGATGCAGACCTTTTAAGTGTTAGTCCTCAAAAGTTAGAATGGGAACATGATGACCTCTCAGAGAAAACATTTACCATTACAACTTACAGTAATCAATCTTGGCAAATAGTAGAACAATGATAAATTCAACAATCGATAGAATAACAGAAACCACAACTCAGTCTTTATTCAAGACATTCACTGTGGGTATATTGGGAGAGTGTACACGAATATTGTATGATTTGAGATGGATGATAATCCTTGCAATAATTCTAATCCTATCAGACTTATGGTTTGGGTTATCTGCAAGTAGGTTACAGAAAATCGAAATTCGAAAATCTAGAGCGGGAAGAAGAACTCTAAACAAGATAGTAGATTATATCTGCTATGTTCTACTTGGTGCTGTACTTGGTAAAGCTATTGGAGAACCCTATGGGATGAACCCAATAGTGGTATCAATAACGGTTATGGTAATATGCTACTGTTTCGAAGTAGATAGTATATATGGACACATCTGTGAAATACATGGTATTAAGAAACGGTATAGTATATGGAGAATACTCTTTAAATTGTTAACCCTAAAGTTCAAGGATGTAGGTGAAGCATTTAAAGATATGTCAGAACAAAAGAATCAATTTAAAAATACTAAGGACAATGAAGACGTACTTTAAGTATGAAGGTATTATTAAATCAAAGGAAGCAGCAGAGGCAATTGCTGCTCCTTCTGGTTTAGGACCATTCTGTGGATTTGGCTCAGCTACCATAAATGGTAACAAGTTAGTGGTATCTCCTCAGGGAGTTGCTGGAAGTAAGTATGCCAATGTAATCAAGGATAGGATTATGGCAAGGTATATGGCAAAGGCTTCAGAAGATGGAGAATTGCCAGATGTAAACTTTGGGTGTATTTCAAGGGATGGGTATGTATTTATATCTGATGAACAAACTATTACCATTGAGAACATCCAAGGTACCCAAGGTTCAACGGAAGAGGTATTACTCTTTGCAGTACACACTACTATCTCCGAACCTGTAGATAACCCAGTAGACTTTGTAGCTTATTGGAATGAATCCTCCGAAAGCTTCTACACCTTGTTTAAAAAGTCTCTGGATATTTATTATCCGATTGCCGAAGAGAATCGTACACCGGATATCATTAATAATGATGTATATTCTAATTACGATATGACCTATAGCAATCTTCTAGAGATGGTAGAGAGTGCTTGCCCTTATTACTCTAATAATAAAACTTCTGTTGTTCTTATCGGAGTATATGGTAAGGGTACTGATGCAATGACCAAACGAAATGAGAACTTTGCTATCGTACCCTATCAAGGTAAGTTTCAAGAAATCCCTTATACTACTGCTGCCCAGAGTATGATGAAAGAATCAGTGAAAAGAGTAGAACAGATAAATTCAGGCTTTCCAGTAGTAGATGAATCGGGTACTAAGTTAAATATCAAGCAATACATTGATAGTCAAATTGAGGCTATCAGAAAAGAATTCTCTGAATCTCTGAGTACTGCTAACTTACCAATCGGTTCTATTATTCTTTGGGAAACCGATGTAATACCCAATGGTTGGGCAGAATATACTAAGGCAGCTGGTAGAATAGTTATTGGTTACCAAGCTGGAGGTGTTCAAATTGGGGATGAAGTAATGTTACAGAATGTTGGAGATTACTATACACCAACTAAGGGTAATTTCTTAATCTCTATTAAAGGTGATGACCTTCCTAAGCATAGGCATGCTCTTGGTGTATCTAAAGGTAAACAAGATGATGCCAATAACTGGGAGAACGTTCGTCCTCAATCTTTCTTTAATAGGGAGACGGGATTGAATGGAGATTTCGGTAGAGGAACTCCTACCAAGGGTATTCAAGATGGTGCTATCGTAGTAAGCTGGAACCTATTAGGGGAATCTTTCTTACAAGAAACTTCGGTAGAAACTTTGGATATTGAAAAATTGCCACCGACTATTACATTACGATATATCCAAAAGATATCATCATAAAGTTGTTATTAGTTATTTAGTAGTATTAAAACTCATGTGTATTATTTGTATTGTTTAAGAGTAAACATTTGTTTACAATCTGTGTTTTGCGTAGTAAAAATTAATTTGGAGAGGGACGTTGGGAAACGCCCCTTTTCTTTTGTGTTAATACTTAAGTTCTTCTTTAGCTCGGTCTTCCCAATATTGTATATCTTGTCTAAGTTCTGATATATATCTCATAGATTCATTAGTCTTAGGCATTTCGAAAAATTCGATAAGCATTATATTAGTTATTCGAGTACTATTTTCAAGCCTTTCCTTGATAAAAGGGGGAGGAGTAATTAATACCTCAAACAAAAGATAGGCATCTGGAGAAAGCTTATCCTTCATATAAGTATACATCATATCAAGCATTTCTGATTTAGCTTTCTCTTCTTCGGTATCATCCTCTAATTCTTTGTCATTGTCGAATAAGTCATCAAGTTTAAAGAGGCTTTGATTATACTCTGCTTGTTCTCCGTATGCAGAACGAAGCAATTTGTTTTTGAATGTACTAAGTGATGCAAGGATTCTTGCTTTAAGATGTTCTTCAGTACATTCACCATAGTATTTGTTGAAAACAAATAACATCTTATCCCAGAAATAAGATTGGATAATATCCGGTGTAAGATTAAACCGTTTATAATCAATCTGACGGGTAAGATTTCTGATTACTGGCTTACAGACTTTATAAAGTCTGTTGAATGTAGCTTCATCATATTCCTGCATAGGTTTTAATCTATGAAGCTCTGAGCCATTATTTCCTTTACTTTTTCCCATGTTTTTAAATATTCGTTATGCAAATATAAGTATTTTTTCTTATATAAAATAATAATATTAAATAATCTGGAGCTTAAGGTAGTGGATTAGTAGTTTCTAGATAGATGTCAACATGCTCAGAACTATCTCGGTACTATCAAAATCTATTAGTTTATATAATATTGCAATATAGATATGAAGAAATTTAAAGACAACATCAAGTTCAGTTTTTCTCCCGAGTTTCAATTCGAGATACTTAGGTTTGTTTTAAAAGATAAGGAAGGGGGATTAGTACTCAAAAGGATTAAATCCAATTACCTGGTTCTCATAGAACACTCCCTTATCTTCGAAGGTATATCAAAATATTTTAAGAAGCAAGGCAGAATGCCCTCCGAGAATATCTTAAAGGAAGTATTAAAAGAGTTACTAGAATCCAAAACCTATGTGGATTTGGTAACTAAGGATGATATACCTAATATCAATAAACTAATAAGTAATCTCTATCATATACCACTATCGGATTCTGATTACATAAAAGAAAAGATATATCAGTTCTCTACCTATGTTGAGATGAAGAACTTAAATGATTCTTTTGATTTGGATAACTTCGAACAATACGAAGAATATTCGAGGAAGATTGAAAAGGTACTTCAGAAAAGTAAACCTAAGAAAGAGGATGAACCCCTATATATGATTCGAGATATTACCGAGAGACAGTTTAGAAGGCAATCAGAACCTTCAGTATTACCATGCCCATTTAGGCAATTGAATGATTTAACCAATGCAGGAGGTTATCCAGAACATTCGGTTAATGTGATATTGGATAAACCTAAAGCAAAGAAAACATTCTTCATGGTAAATCTTGCAAGAGGTTATCTTAGAATGAAGAAGTCTGTATTATATATTGATACAGAAAATGGTCAAGAACAAATTATGGACCGTTTCATTCAATCAAGTATTAATAAAACTAAGAAGGAATTATACTCGGGTGAATATGATAAACTTGAGGCAAAGCATTTAAGGAAACTTGCAAGGTTTGGAGTTGAATTAGTGGTTGAGCGTGTACCAGCAATGATTACTAATACCACTTATATAAGGGAAAAGATAATTCAGCTTCGTAATCAAGGAATTGATATTAAAGTTCTTATGGTTGACTACGCTGGTAAGCTTGCATCAATAGCGGGTGATAGAGAAGATTTCGAAAGGATATCTAATGTATACGTAGACCTTCAGAATCTGGCAGAAGAATTACATTTAGATATTATATGGACTGCTCACCATATTACTCGTGAAGGTAAGAAGCATAGACTTACCCGATATGATGAAAATGATATCTCTGGGTCAATTGCCATTGTACGTAATGCCCAAGTTATCATGGGTCTTAACTCTACCGAACAAGAAGAGAAGGATAATATTCTTCGAGCTGAGATAATAGTACAGAGAGATGGTCTTCCTTCCGGTAGAGCTTTATTCAAATGTGATGTCGAAAGACAAAGATGTATAGAGTTTACCAAAGAACAACGTAAGCAATATGACGAAGTATATGGCAGTAAATTGGATGAGCAATTTAAGAAGAAAGATAACCCGGATGCCGATAGTAAGAAAAGGGAAAGAACTACTGGAGATATCTAAATGCAAGTTAGGTTATCATGAATGGGTTGCTGTACATTCTTATGAATATATGCAACGTCCTCGTAGAGCAATCTTCTCTCATAAAGGAGGTAGAAAGAAAGCTCAGTATTATACCAAAAGAAAAACCGAATATTATTGTAATAACTGTGGGAGGAAGAAAAGGTGAGAACAAAGAAAGTAGAGATAGTAAAGGATAGGTGGTCCGATGGATATGCCCTCGAAATATCTCATAATGGTTGGCAAACTACCTCCATAGGTAATCTGGATTTAGAAGACCTAAAAAAGATAAGAAAGGTTATTCGTAAAGAGATAAGGAGAATTCAGAATGAAAATAACAAATCAATTTAAGTCTAAGCTCCGTACTTACTTTGTTAAAAGACTTGGAGCTTACGATTATAGACATGGCTGGATGAGGGTCCCTACTTGCCCATACTGCGGTAGGGAACATAAGTTAGGTGTAAACCTTTCAATGTATCGAACCAATTGCTTTAGATGCAATGCTCACCCATCACCCTCTCAGTTGGTGATGGATATCGAAGGGTTTACAGAATATCATGAACTACTTAATTTTTTGAACAATGGACAATTTGATGAACTTACATTTAAGGAAGAGAAAATCGAACTTGCCGAAGGAAAACCAATCTACTTACCTGAGGGGTTTCGAAATATCTCAATCGGAAAAAGCCAACTTGCAAAAAGCATCAGAGGCTATGTTAAGAAGCGTGGATTTGATATCAGTAGCTTTTCGAGATATGGCATTGGCTATGGCACAATTCAACCATTCTACGGGTATCTTATTATCCCCTTTTATTACAAGGGACAACTTAAATACTACAATGCCCGTAACGTCATTGGTAAGGGACCACGGTATAACAATCCTGACAAAGGTATCACGGGTCTTGGAAAACAATTCATCATATTTAATCATGACGCATTGGAAATGTACCGGTCGGTATTCATATGCGAGGGAGCACTTAATGCTCTCACCATGGGGGATAGAGGCATTGCCACAATGGGCAAAGTTGTATCTAAATATCAACTAAACGAATTAATAAAAGCACCTTGTCAACGGTATATAATTCTATTAGATTTTGATGCTCAAAAGTATGCTATAGAATTGGCATTGAAACTTATACAATACAAGAAAGTGAAGTTAGTTCTTTTTGAGGATAATAGGGATGTAAACGATTTAGGTAGGAAAGCCGTTCTTAAAAAAGTTTATGAAACTAGATATGCTACCTATCAGGGATTAATTAAACTTAAAAACTCATTATGATGGAAGATAATGTACCAGGTTTTATAGGTTATCATATTACTAGAGATGGAAAATTATATTCAAGACGGATAGAAAGATCTCCTTATAAGTTTGGTAAATGGCATAAACTAAGGCTTTCGAAAAAGGCCAGAGTTAAGGTAAAACTTTATAAGGACGGTAGAGGTTATAATTTGAGTATTAGTAGGTTGGTAGCTTTAGTATATGTATATAATCCTAATCCTTCTAAGTTTAATGAAGTAATGCACTTAGATAATAATCCTTTAAATAACCATTATAGGAATCTTCAATGGGGTACACATAGTATGAATATACAACAAATGATTTTCGAACAGAGAAGGAAATCATTTAAAACTATTCAAAATCCTAATTGGGAGAACTTTAAAATTTCTGATAGAAAATTGAGAAGATTAAATAGGTTATTGAGTTTAGGTAATAGTAGGATATACATTAGTAAAAGGTTAAAGGTGTCACGTAAAACACTCTATAACTTTATTCATAGAATTCAAATCCGAAACTCTTTGGAGTAAGGATTACCTATTATATTATATTATATAACTTAAAATATTAATGATATGATGAAGATAATCGATTATGTAGTTAAGACTTCAATAGTTTTGGCTGCTCTTTTAATTATGGGATATTTCTTTCCAGTTGTAAGTTGGTTTGAAAAACCCCAATCAAGAGTAAATATGATTTTTAGATGTGAAATGGTTGATGGCAAAGTTAGGGATTACACTTTAAACTTACCAGAGAATGTAACTTGGTATGTTGGTACTAACCGAGGTTCATATTATGTAAACTTTAGTTCACCTACTAAGAATCTCTACGGGGAAAAATGCCCAATAGATTATAATGAAGGTTGTATTAATGGAGTTTTAGTTTGTAAAAGGATAAAATGAGAGAACCCAGCATTCACATTACTAAGTCTCAATTTGAGGAAATATTAAATACCCTAGAGGTAGATAACTTCCCAGTTGAGGCTTTTTTTGTTATTGCTCGAAAGGAGGCAATAAATCATAGAGCAGTCTTAGTTTCTAATAAAGGGACAACTAAGAAAGTAACTAACATATTACTAGCATCCAAAGGGAATGCTGCCTTAGTTGCTGATATTTTATATGCAACTCGTATAAAGTTAAAGCATAGAGGAGTTCGTAAAATAAACGAAAGTAATACAAGGGAATGGGCAAATTGTAAAAAGCTTGCCGAGATATGTAATACCTTCTGTGAGGATTTTAAACTTGATACCAGGGAAGGTTTTATCAAGTATATAGAGACTGGACTAAAAAGGATGACTGATTATAGGAATGTTATGCAAAGGTTAATATCTATGCAGGATAACATTACTAATCAAGTAGATGCCGAGATAGAATTGCAATATTCAGATTCAAAGCTTACTAAAGAGATACATGATTATTTCATAGGTAAGATTGCTAAGGCAACTGGTATTTATGAATCTTATGAAAACAAACCAGAGAAGTATGTACACTTTGCAAAGGTAGGAGAATTCCTAAAAGAAGAGGGTTGGGATTATAAGACATTCATTGATGCTCAGTTTGAATCTCTTGCATGGTGTAATGGATTACCAGATATTGCACAGATGTATACGGATAAAGCAATTGAAAGATACAATAAGTATTTGTATAAGTATAAGAACAAAAAATCCCTGGAAGAGGAACCCGAAGTTGAAGGTTCTCTCTGGGAAAAAATTAATAATTAAAAAAGTAATATGAAAGGTTTACAATTTTTCGGAAACAAAATATGGAAGATGCTAGAAAAAATGGTAAATTAAGAGGGTCTTCTTGTAAAGCTTCTAGAGCTAAGTTATCTAAGAAAGATTTAATCCTTATATTTAAGTTAAAGGCTAAAGGCCTATATTATAAGGACCTAGCTAAAAGGTTAGGCGTATCAGTAGGTACAATAGGAAGAGTTATTAATAAAAAATCTTATAGAGATGAAAATATTGATAGAAAACGGTAATGTTTGTAGTTTAGACTTACCTCTTAAGTTCGCACAGAAACTTTATAATGAGTTTGCCATTCGTCATCCAAATGCTTTCTACTTACGTACAAGGCAAAGAGGTATGCAGAACTGGGATGGTAAAATTCATTACGTTAATAAGCATGGTGAATTTAAGATAGGTTTACTTCCTGCAGTATATGAAAAGTGTATTGAGTATGGAATTAAACCTAAAGTTGTAGATATGAGACAACCATTACCTAAAGTCAATGAAGTTGTTACGAAGATAGGAGAATATAAATTAAGACCAGAACAAGAGAAGGCTGTTAAAGCGGTAATCAATAACAAAGTAGGTAAGGTACCTTTTCAGATTGGTGTTTTAGATTACACCGTTAATGCAGGTAAAACTCTTATCATGTCGTCTTTATATTTAACCTATAAGAAGCAGTTAAAGACTTTGCTAATAACTAATGACTCTGACTGGTTGAATCAAGCTAGAGAAGAATTTAAGCAATATCTTCCGGGAGAAGATATCACTTTTGTTCAAGGCAAAGTTTTAAATTGGGGTAACTTCACCATAGGTATGGTTCAATCTATTTCTCGTAATATGGGGTTTTATCAAAAGGAATTATCTCAGATTGATATGGTACTTGTGGATGAGGCTGACCAGGGAGGTAGTAAGCAATATCAGAATGTAATCACCCGACTGTTTAATACCAGAATTCGTATAGGGTTATCTGGTACCATTTATATGAGTAAACTTGCTAAGGATAAGGTCAAGAACATGAACCTAGAATGTTTCTTTGGTAAAGTGATTGCTGAGTTTAAACTTAAGGATTCTATCAAGAAGGGTTACTCAACTAAAACAATCGTAAAAATGGTACCCGGTAAACCTTGGTATGGTAATTGGGAATCTGATTGTATATCCTATAAGGAGATATATGATGATTCTATTACCGAAAATAATACCGCGTGGACCATGGCTTATAATCGATTACGATGGAATATTAATCAAGGTAGATATCCTGCTCTTGTAGTATGCAAGCATATTGCACATTGTGAAAATCTATATAAGTTCTTTAAAAAGAAACTGGGCGATGCCTATAATATTGCCTACGTGCATGTTAATACTCCCTCTAAGTTAAGACAACAAATAATGAGGGATTTTAGGGAAGGCAAAATAGATATCCTGGTATCAACTACAATCATTGCTCGAGGTAAAAACTTTCCTAAGCTTAGGTATTTACTTAATGCAGCAAGCATGGATAGTCAGGAAAAATCTATTCAGTTTCTTGGTCGTTTGGTAAGAACCGATAAATCGAAAAAGAAAGTATACCTGGATGACCTTCATTATCCTGGCCCTTATTTAGATAGGCATGGTAAGCATAGGAAGCAATATTATCAGAGACAAGAATTGAAAGTAATATTGTTAGATAAGCTATGGAAGAAACATCCTAACCATAGCCTTATTAAGAGTTAACTAGAAGTACTATGAGTAATTACTTTTCTCCGTAGGAGGAAATAATTACATCCCAATAAGCATACGGGCATTATGAATAAAGATAAAATTATATGTATCAGGGAAGATACTGATGAACGATTAATACAATTACAATCGGAAGGATATAGAATAATACAAATATCCGCATCAGGTATCTACTGCTGGATATTATTAAGGAAACCAAATAACAATATATAATGAAACTGATAGACCGAATATTAAATTGGATGAACCCACCTGCCAGTAATCCCAAACATGTATTCAATTGCAGGGATTTGGCATGGGTAACCCCTATTAAACACTGGAGATATACCCCGGATGTTTATACCCATTCATTTAGTTTATATTGGGGATCTGGATTAGAGATCAAATTACAACAAGATACTACTGACCCAGAATCTTGCCCAGAATTATCTAAACTCAGGGAACTATTTATTAATAACATTGGTTATTCATATGTAACCCTAGATGATATTACTAACATATACATTTATAAAGAAAAATGAGATGGCAAAGAAAAAGAAACAACTTCCTGATTTATCAAAACATGATGTACTTACACCAATAGATTTAACTCAGTTGGGAACTAATGGTGATGTTTGCTTTGGTATTGGGTATGATTTATCCACTAAAGAATGTAAATTATGCGGAGACTCAGAACTATGTGCGTTCAAGATGTCCCAGAACTTGAACATTACAAGGAAAGAATTAGAACAGAAGAATCAATACAAAGATTTGGATGTATTAGAAGATACGGTTGGTATCAAGAAATACATCCGAGGCTTGATTCGGAAAGGGAAAGACAGAAAAGAAATTATCTCAAAGACAGTTGAGAAATTCGAAGTACCTAAGAAACGTATTAGAGAACTTTATAGAGAATGCAATGGGAAAGGTCAGTAAGTTAAGAATGATATGGGCAATGTTTAAGTTATATCTTAACAACCCAAATTATTATGTACGGCAAGATGATGTTCTTGCTGATTTGTTTATGCAGGGTGAATACGACGTAGAAAGATTCTGTCATTCACTCGGAGTAACTCCTCAACAAGGATTAACCTTTGAACAACTTTTAAAAAAATGTAATATATTATGAACAGATTTAGATTTATCAAAGTACGGGAGGTAATATCTCCCAACAGAGCAAACCCAAATGATGCTGGGTTAGATTTTTATGTACCAACCGATTTATATCCAGAGCATATTCATTCTAAAAATGACGACTCAGAAGGTTATAATTTAGATGTTCCTTTTGGTGAAGCCTTTGTAAGGCATATAGCTTTAAAACCTGGACATCGTATACTTATCCCATCTGGTATTAGGGGATTGCTTGAACCACCTGCCTCTATGTTAATGGCTGCTAATAAGTCCGGTATAGCTACTAAGCAAGGTTTACTCTTTACAGCTGAGATAGTAGATTCTCCCTATGTAGGAGAGATACATATCGGAGTATATAATGCTTCTGATAAGGCTCAAGTTATCGAATGTGGCAAGAAGCTTGTACAGTTCATACATGTTCCTATCTACATCACAGAGCCAGAAGAGATTCAACAAGAGGAATTCTATACTGAGTCTCAAATGTGGGGAAGTAGAGGAGATAAGGGATTTGGTTCATCTCAAAATAAATAAACATGGATGTAAGAAACATAAGAGAAGAGGTGCCCAATATAAAAGAAACAGAGGTACTCCCACAGATGTATACCTTAGGGTTAGAACAATTAAATGGGTATAGGCAAATAGAATCACTACCAGAATATCCCTTAGATATAAATAACCCGAAGAGCCAAGTTATACTTAAGGATTTTATTGGTAGGGTAATCGAAGAACTAACTGAAGGCTTTGAATCTACCAATGAAGTATTTGACCTTTGCAGTAAAAATGGATGGAATATGGAGATGCTCAACGAAGAAGAACATCAATCCATACTGAATTCTCTTGCTAATGCAAATGAAGAACAAGCAGATGCTTTAGGCTTTTTCTTTACTCTTCTAGCATATTCAAATATACTTCCTGAAGATATACTTAGTTATAATAAAGCAAAAGACTTATTTGAAGTGATGGCTATTGGGGTTAAAGAACTGGTAATCAAATATTCAGATTATCATAACTTATTGAAGTTCGACATTATCTGTAAAGAGGATTTCTATGAGGACGAAGGTAAGTGGGAACATATAAATTCCTATACTCCAGGCTTTCACCAGATGAACGAACTATCCCATGAAGCTGAGAAATTATATCTATGGGAAGTAATCTATGAACTCAATAAAGCTAGAAATTTCCTTAAATGTAGACCATGGAAACAAACTCAAGTGATGACTAAGGAAATAGATTTTCAAGAATCCTTGGTAAAAGCTTTCTATCTCTATATGGGATTCTTAGCGATGAATGGGTTTACTCCTCTCGGATTATTCGGTTTATTCTTTAAAAAACAACGTCTCAATAGATGGAGGCAACAAACTAATTATTAACATGTCAGGATGGAACCATAAATTAGAGGGACTTCAACTTAATCCCGAGGAGTCCCTCCATTCGTTAGAATTTGCTACCTCACAAGAAGCATGGGAAAAACTCAATGAGGGATTCCTAAGATTAGAGCCTGCTTTATTTGCAAAGGGGGCTATTGCCAATAGTGGGGTAGCAGTAGTGTATAACGTATTCATAAAGATACGCAATGCCTGGGTAGACCCAGAATTTGATTATGGGAGATGTTTCAATTATAAAGAAACTAAGTGGACTAGCTTATTGAATAACTACATAGACTTTAATAAGCTTGACTTGTTGCGTAGTAAACTGAGAGTACTGAGAAATAAGTACAATCAGAATTACAATATAACCTATATGTTTAACAATCACCATGATAACGGAAAGCAATGTCTAATAGCAGCGACTTTTTCAAAACGATTTGGGGAGGACATCCCAGTTATTACAATGGTAGTTCGGGCTTCGGAGATTACCAAGAGGTTAATATTCGACTTCCTATTGATTCAACGGATGGCAGAATATGTGTATGGGCCAGACCAGTCAGTACAAATCAACCTATTTGCGACACAGATGTACGGGAATGTAGAAACCCTTCTGATGTATCATACTCATAAGCCTTTGAAAAAAGTACTCAAAGGGGCAGAAGAGAATGCCTGGAATAAAAGGGTAAAAGAGATATGGAAGAAATTCAAGAATGGCCAAGAGAAAGATTTCTCATCTTTTAAGGTATTCTTTAGAAGTTTCAAAGTACTCAGACCAGACTTATATGAGGAAACATATAAATCAATGAAAGCAAAAGAATTACTTCTCGAGTATGAAGATATTGAGTACCCTGAGAATGTAATCTCTTACTCTCAGAGAAAAGCATATAAGAAGAAACTCTTAAAACAAAAGAACAATGCGAATATTTAGTAATTCATTTGAGCTAATGTCCGAAATGGGCAGAGAACTCAACAGTTATGGTCAACTTGTAAAACCAAAGACCTATCAAAATAAAGTCATTGAAGGTAATGAGGATTTTATTACTAAAGAACTCATTTGCCAACAATATTGCTTAACTTCATTGGGAGACCCGGTATGGTTATTCGTATTCTCTCATTCAAGAGAATGGGCAGATGCAGAGTTCCAAGAAAGAATATCCCCTAATGATATAAATCCAGGAGAAGCTTGGAAATTAAGAAAAGATTTATGGGAACAATTCCTTGATGAAAAGGGTAGGTTCGATTACACATACAATGAGAGAATGGGTGAAGTATTAATAAAAGATTTAGTTCGTCTTTTAAAGAGAGACCCAGATACAAGAAAAGCAATTATACCAATATTTGAGCATGATGATACCTTATACTATGGTGGTAGACAACGTATTCCATGTTCTATGTATTATGATTTCCTTATCCGTCAGAATGGTAAAGGAGAGAAGGTATTACATATTTGCTATCACCAAAGAAGTTCGGATTTTGTTACTCACTTTGGTAATGATGTATACCTTGCATGGAGACTTATGAAATACGTAGCTAACGAGGTTGGAGTTAAACCCGGTTATCTGTATCATACTATTGATTCCCTCCATGCTTATAAGAAAGATTGGTTAGCATTAGCATCTAATCTGGAAGACTTACAAGAGAAATACTAATAATGAGGGATGTATCTACTATAGGTGGGTATGTCCCTTTTTCTATTTTAAAATATGGAAACACGGTATCATATTATAAAGAACAAGAAAGAGCTTAAGAAACTTATTGCTTGTTGTAAAGCTACGGGTTATGCTTGCTGTGACTATGAAACGAATGCAGAACCTATTTATAATAAGAGTTTTAAACCTACAATTCTCTCTGTATCTTGGATGCCCGGGTTTGGTGCTTCCATCCCTTTAGACCATTTCGAAACAAAAGCTTATACTTCACCAGGTTGGAATTGGAAAAAGATGTTAAGGAAATTTGGGGAAGAAGTAATTGAGAATTATGAGATAACTAAGGTTGCATGGAACTGGAAATTTGACGACCAGGTAAACCAGAAGTATCATATATTCTACAGAGGTACATGTTTAGATGGGATGCTTGCTAAATATGTTCTCAACGAGGAAAAACCTCATGACTTAAAGTCAATGGTAAGAAGGTATTTACCAGAGTATGGTAATTATGAAAAGCAAGATGCCTTTGATAAGATACCATGGGATAAAAAGGAATTAGACCCACTTTGCCATTACGGTTGTCAAGATACGGATTATACTCTTAGGTTAATGTTATTCTTTGAAAAGAAGTTGATTGATTTGGGTATGTATTCGGTATTCCGTAATTTATTTATGTGTAATTCACGAGTACTCACCTCAGTAGAGAAAGAGGGATTATATCTAGATACTGAGTTCAATAAAAAGCTTCTGGAAGAATATAAACCAAAAATAGATGCTGCTAGACAAGCAATATATGACTTGCCAAGAGTAAAAAAATTCGAAAAGAAGTACAACCAAGAAAAGATTGATAAGTATATTCAATCTATCGAAGCTGAACTTGAGGAGTTAGATTATAATGACCCAAAAGACAAACGAAAGATTGCATTAAGGGAACAGAAAATATCGAATATCAAGGCAGGTATATTTACAACTAAAAAGGAACAGGAATTAATAAGACCCATTAACCTTGGTAGCCCAGTTGATTTGCCTAAGCTAATGTATTCAGAGGATGGATTCCATTTCGATGTAATTAAAGATAATGATTCTGGTAAACCAAGTACAGATGAAGAAACCCTAACTAACTTAAGGTTAACAGTTAAAAAACCCGATTCACCAAAGGCAATATTCTTGGATAAACTTCTCGAACTAAGAGGGTTAGAGAAAATGTATAAGACTTATATTTATGGGTGGTGGGAAAAGGTACAAGATGATTCTCGATTACATGGTAGATATAACATACATGGTACTGACTCTAATAGGTTTAGTTCTGCAGACCCAAATATGCAGCAGATCCCAAAGACAACAGTAGACCCAAATATTAAGAAACAATTGGTAGCTCCTCCAGGTTATCTATATATGGCATTCGACTACTCACAGGCCGAGTTAAGAATGATGGCTCATCTATCGGGTGATGAAACATATCTTGATGCTTTTGCAAAGGGCGTAGACCCTCACCTTGGTATAGCAGCAGCAAAATATGGGGTTCCAATTGAGGAAGCCAGTAAAATATACGAAGACGAAAGTCACCCTGACCATAAGCTTTGGAAGACTAGAAGAAAACAAGCTAAGCAAATTGCATTTGGGCTTATCTATGGAATTGGAGATGCTTTGCTAGCAGTAAAATTATCAGACCCAAAAGCTGGTATTATAGTTACTAAAGAGGAAGCTCGTAAGGAGATGGATGAGTTCTTTAAGAAACACCCAAAGATACTTAAGTTCAAAGAGAAACAAGAGAAATTCCTTCGTAAGCATGGATATTATACCCAGTTATTTGGTACTAAGAGAAGATTACCCCAAATATACTCAAATGATAAACAAGAAGTTGCTTATGCCATCCGTTTGGGACTTAATTTCCCATGTCAAGGTGCTGCAGCAAATATGACTAATTTTGGAGCTATCCTTGTTTATTGGTTAATGAGACAAGGTAAATTACCTCGTATGCTTGAAGTAGCAACTGTTCATGATGCAGCCTATTTTTACTCAAAGCCTGAATATATTAATACTTGGACTGTTTTTAAAATATGGGATATATTGAGAAACCCTAGTACTAAGAAATATTTTGGTTTTCAAGTGGATGATGTAGATATGTCAATGGACTTCTCTATTGGTAGGTCAATGGCAGAAGAATTACCTTTTATTCCTGGGTATGATTATAGAAAGATGCTTCAACCAGATTTCTCAGTAGAGGAGTATATGGAAGAACATAAGAAGTATAAGAATGTAATCATTAAGGATTATCCTAAATTGTTTAGTAAAGAGATAAAGCAGTATGAGGAAGATTTTAAAGGGAAACTTAGATTGCATTGGTTGCCCTAATTACCATGTTACCAAGAATGGTAAGGTATATTCTAATTATAAGGGTAAAGGTTGGGTAAAATTATCCCTTAATCGAATTAAAAATAACGGATATGTTATAGTTTCTATTAGGGATACGAATGGATATAGGTACACTTATAACATTCATCAATTAGTAGCATTAGTATATGTACCAAACCCAAATAATCATAAGTATGTATGTCATAGGGATAATATAAGAACTCATAATCATTATAAGAACTTATATTGGGGTACTGCTAAGGAAAATACTCAACAATGTATTAGAGATGGTAGGTTTAAATTTTCAGATACAAAGTTAAGTAGACCCGATATACTTCAATTACTTTATGAGTATGATACTGGTATGATAAAAGCAAAACTTGCTAGGAAGTATGGGATATCACCCATGTTAGTATATAAATATATTAAGAAAAGAAAACGTTATGAAAAAGATTTTGAACGGACCCACAGTATGGAGGGCTAAATGCCCAGTATGTGATTGCGAATTTGAATATGATACTAGTGAAACTTTTGGGGTTTATAATAAATCTGGAGATTATTTTAGGATAGTACAATGCCCCAATTGTAAAACTAATCTGAAGCATTCAGATTCAGTATCTACCATTACAGGAGTGAAAAGAGAAGATACTATGTATACATAAATAATATAAATTTATGGAATTATGGCAACACAGAAAGAGATTGATAATGCAAGTAAGTTAACTGCCCTTACTTATATGGTTGCAGGTTGCTTAGGTTATTCTATCGAAAATTTACTTAAGTATTTAGATGTGGTTAATCTAAGGTTGAGTGGACAAGAAAAAATGTTACTTAACCGATTAAAGACTCAGTTATCTCAAGTACAAACTAATCTTACTACTTTAGAGGGATTGGCTTTTAAAGTAATGGCTACGGATGAGGATGGTAAACTTGCTTATGAAGATGCCACCCATATTTATTGGGCTGCATTTTTAGCATTACTCGATAGAGGTGGTACTGATAACTTATGCGACTTAAGATTAATGGCTTTGGTAGATAAGATAAGCATCTATAAATCTCTTCTTAATTTGCCAGGTATGAAACTCTCTTATCAAATGGCTTTTGCTCAAGTAACTAAAGCAATAAGCAAAGGAGAATTTAGTAAAGAAGACTTTAAAAACCTATTAGAAGTTTATGAAGACGGAACTGAAAAAACTAAAGGTTAAATTTGAAGGTAAACTTATCGAGATTGATATTCAAAAGGAATTATCTATCAATGAGAATATCATCAATTCTCAGCTACGAGAATCTCCTTCTAGTTATTATATTCTTTGTTCTCTTAGAGATAAGTATATAAAGGAAAGAGATTTACTAGCAAGGGAAAAGGATGAAGCCTATTCCAATGCTTGGGTATATTATAAGGATGCCAATGAAAGGTGGAATAACGAATATGTTTCTCATAAGGCAAATCTTAACAAGAAGTATTCTTCCATTTATGAGAGATACTTAAAAGCTGTAGAAAAAGCAAATAAGTTTATAGCTATATGTAAAGCTTATGAGAGTCGGGAGAATATATTAAGAACTATTAATGCGAATCTAAGAAAGGGTTAACCCATTGAACTATAAATAATTACTAACTTTTAAAAACAGTATTAGAATATGAATTATTCAATGACATTTATCTCACCTCTTGTGGCTGAGAAATTTAATCAAGAATTACCCGGATGCCCAACAGAAAACCGGGTACTTATTTTATCTCCAAAGGAGGTAAATCAAACTAAATCCGGTTTGATTATCCCTGAACAAGTAAAAGAGGGAGTTCCTCGTAAAGGGGTTGTAGTAAAGAGTGGGGAAATTACCGAAGAATACAAAACCTACCGAGAATTGGTTGCTGTAGGTAGAATAGTTACCTATGGTTTGTATGCAGGTAAAGAACTTGAATTCGAAACGGACAAACTATCTCCTACTCTCAAACAACTTTTAGAGAAAAACGTTCTTACCGTATTGAGTATGAACGAAGTAGTTTACTCAGAACCGAATAATTAAAACTAATCATTATGATAAAAGACAAGAAGAAAAAGAAAGTTTCATCAGAGGGACTTTCTACAAAAGAAAAGATGCTAGCTAGAAAGAAACAGCTAGAATCCAAGGGAAATGGTAGTGGGTTGGTATATCCAAAAGAAGGAACCCTGAGAATGAGAATTAAATCTCCAGGTGATGACCAGGAATTGGGTATCGAAATTATTCAATTCTACCTGGGGGGCAATTTGGGAGGAGTTATATCTCCGGCTACTTTTGATGAACCTTGCCCATTTATGGAGAAATATCAAGAATTGAAAAACTCCAAGGATGAAGATGACAAGGAACTTGCCAAGAACCTGGTACCAAGAAGAAGATATATTATCGGTGGTATCATTTACTCAGATGAAAAGGGTAGTAAGGTAGATTACGAAGGCAAAGATAAGGGAGTTTTAGTTCCTCGCTCAGTATACCAGGATATCATTGACCTTTACCTTGATGAAGATGAGGCAGGTGATATGACAGATCCAAAAACTGGATACGATATCAAGATAATTCGTTCCGGGTCTGGTAAACTAGATACTACTTATTCTGCCCGTGCTTGCAAACCAACTAAATTGGACAAGAAATATCAGGGTACAATTGACCTTGAGGGGATAGTTCGTTCTCAAATAAAATCCTATGATGAGTTGGAAGATTTGCTTTCACAGTATCTAAATGAAGACCATGGAGATGATGATGAGGATGATAAATCCAAGAAGAAAAAGGAAAATGGAGTTCACAAAGACCATTACATGGAAGATGATGAACCTAAGAAAAAGAAAAGAAAATACAAATCGGATATTTAAGGGTTAGTAATATGGTTTCATTCGAAGGTGGTAATTAGATTCGTTCTGTTATCACCTTCTTTAGTTTAAAGACATTACATTATGGCAAAGAAATCTAAGGTTGGTTTAAAAGTACCAACAGCAAATGAGATGGCAAAGAAATATGGGAGTATGATTAAATTAGCTTCAGAAGTAACTGATACCGATTTATATATACCATCTACTTTCTTTGCTTTGAACTACTTATTCGGTAAGGGTATTCCTTATGGTAAAATTGTAGAGATTGCTGGAGAAGAATCATCTGGTAAATCCTTGGTAGCTTATAACTTTGCTTATGCTACTCAACAACTTGGTGGTCATGTAATATGGGTAGATGCAGAACAATCCTGGATGAACTCCTGGGCAGAGATTAATGGAGTAGACCCTGCAAAAGTAACCATTGTTAATGATACTCGTATTGAATATATTGCAGATGTAGTAGCAGACTTAGCAATATATTTACGTTCTCAATTAACCCACAATGAACCGATACTTCTGGTAATCGATTCTATTGCAGCAACCGACTGTACGGATAATATTGATGCTAAGATGGTTGATGGTAAAGCCGAAATGGGAGGTAGAGCAAAGGCTCTTTATAAATACTTCCGTATCAGAAGTGAATTATTCTACAAACTGGGAGTATCTCAGATATATATTAACCAATTAAGAACTGCTTTGAATGTCGGATTTGGAAAAGATAACACAACAACTACAGGAGGTGCAGCACTTAAGTTCTATGCTTCAATCAGAGCTGCTTTCTATTCAGGAAGGTCTGTTACCATTAAACAAAATGGGAAAGAAAGGAAAGCTGGGAAACTTGTCACTATCAGACTTATTAAAAATAAAGTTGCTCCTCCTCGACCTACAATCAGCAAATGCCCTGTATATTTCAATCCTAAATTCCACGAAGTCGGGTTTGACAGATGCTATGCTTTAGAAGATGTATTGGTAGATACCGATGTAATCGAAAAAACTACTGGTGGGTATAAATTGAAAGGTAAAACTCTTGCAAGAGGGGAAGAGAAATTCCAAAAGCTTTTGGAAGAAGACGATGAACTTCGTAGAAAACTTTTACGGAAAGCTGGAGTAAATACCATAGGTACTACTAAAAAACAACTGGAGAAAATAGAAACAAATCTATTCCCAGTCGATGGTGTAGAATATGAAAACTATTCAGATTCAGAAGAGGAGGAGGAAGACGATGAGTAAGAAAACAATATTATTGGTTGATGGATGTAATTTACTTCACCAAAGTTTTCATAAGTTCGAAAAACTTAAATCTACCGATGGTAAACCAAGTGGAGCAATATTTGGATTTTTCAAATCCCTACACATGTATCTTACAAGGTTCGAACCGGATGAGGTTTATATTTCATTCGATAATGGTCATTCACCAGTAAGGACGAAGTTATTGCCCAATTACAAGGGACATAGAAAAAATATATCTGTAGATTACGAATCATTGCAAAAGCAAAAGGCAATTATAATGAAAATGCTGGGTATGCTAAGAATTAATTATATCTTCGATAAAAAGAAATCTACAGTATATGAAGGGGATGACTTCTTAGCATACCTTGCAATTAAAAAATTCCAATCCGAGAAAATGATACTTATATCATCGGATAAAGACTTTAACCAGTTGCTATCAAATAACCTGAGGATATATAATCCCAGAAAAGATGAGATGATAAGAATGGATAACTGCAAAGAATTATTCGGTTATCATTCTCATGAAACGGTAGAGTACCTTGCAATGGTTGGAGATACTTCCGATGATATACCAGGGTTCCCGGGTATAGGCCCAGTAAAAGCAAGGAAAATCCTTGATGAGGGTAGAATTGAGAAGTTTATTGCCCAGAGTAAGAACAAAGAATATCTTCAAATATGGAAAAGGAATGAACAGTTAATCGACCTTTTCTGGTTTGTAAGACATAATCCATTGGATAAGTTACCAATTAAGTCAAAGAAGAAGTTTAAGTATGAGAAATTCAAAGAGCTTTGTATCGAATACTCTTTAGCATCATTTTTGACAAATGAATTTATAAAACCATTTAAAGCATTACATCATGAGTAAGAGAATTATGTTTGTGGGTCCCTCTGGTATAGGGAAAACTACTTTAGCTAAGTATGTAGCTAAGAGAGAAGATCTACCTTTTATTTCTGGTAGTATGTCAGATTTATTACCTGCTACTGAAGGGGTATCACATAATGAAATATTATCCCTCGGTTCGGAGGCAATGTATAAAGCAGATTTTCAACTTCTGAACAAAAGGAATAGGTTATTCAAGGATAGAGAATATTTCGTAACTGATAGGAGTTATGCAGATTTGGCTGCTTATTTTTGGTATAAGCAATCAAGAACTTTACCAGAATGTGAAATGGAACATTTTTTCTGTCAATGTAAGACTTTAATGGAAGATCAATGTGATGTAGCAATCTTCTTACCATTAAATCTAGATACTTATAAGCATTGGTCAATGGAAGATAATGGTAAGAGAATACTTAACAGATTCTTCCAAGTTCAGATATCATCTCTTATGGGGGAATTGCTTGCAAATTGGGAAATACCCACTATTTGTATATCTGAGCTCGATTTAGGTATGAGAACGGAACAAATCAATTACCATTTAGATAGGATATGGGGAAAGAAGTAATAGCAATAGCCTTTTCAGATTTACATATAAATCTATGGGCTAAGTTTAATGAGAACAATCACAGGACCCTGAATAGTTTCAGGGTTTTGTCGATTATACGGAAATTATGTAGAAGGTTTAACTGTCCTGCATTATTTTGTGGAGACTTATTTCATAAGGCCGAAACAATGGACCAAGAATTAGCAGAGATATGTTATAATGAACTAATCGAAGGATTTTGGATATATGCCATATCTGGAAATCATGATATTAAGAAAATAAGTAAGGTTGGTACTAAACCCTTTAGCTGGCTTTATCAAGTAGAGAAGTATGGTATCATGATATTAGATTATGAAAAAACCCAACTATCTTCTACACATAAAGATATTATGGTATATGGGGTTCCTTATATTGATAATAACGTGGGTCTAAGTGAATACTTAAAGAAGTTAGAATTAGATAAAAGTAAAAAGAATATTCTTTTACTACACACTGATTATCCCGGTGCAAAGGATACCGATGGTAGAGAGATAGATTCCGTAGAAAACTTAAATGTAAATGTTCTCAATAAATTCGATTTAGTATTATGTGGTCATATACACAAACCTCAAAGATTATCAAAGAAGGTTTATATGATTGGGGCACCTAACCATCAAAGGAGAACCGATAGAGATTGTGAATTAGGGTATTGGAAAATCTATGAAGATTTGTCTCTGAAGTTTGTACCTTTGAAAAATTTCCCAAAGTTCATCGATGTAGAAAGGGAAGAGGATATTAATGATGATGGCAATTATTATACGGTAATCCCTCAAAAAGCTAGTACTCCAGTTAATAACAAACATAAGATTACTAAGCAACTTTCTAAGAAGTCTCTAGCAAAGAGATACCTAAGAGAGAAAGGTATTAAAGATGAGGTTAAAACTAATCTATTAATTGAAACACTTAAAAAGGCTGAGTCATGTTAACGTTCTTAAACTTAGAGGCAGAAGGATTTTGTTCAATAGAATCCTTACATCTACAATTAAACCCCACTTGTACCATACTTATCAAGGCCCCAAATGGGAAAGGGAAATCAACTATTCTCTCTGCCTTGGTATGGGCAATATATGGGAAAAACCTAAAGGGTGTTTCTGAGGTAAATACTTGGAAGCAAGTAAGGCCTAAAGATTACAAGGGTACTAAGGTACAAGTATATTTTCAGAAAGATTCTCATACATATAAGATAGTTAGATGTCAAAAGTATGATGAAGTACTTGAGGATGGTGCTAAAGGCAAAGACAGACTTATCTTCATGAAAGATGGAGATATAGTCGATATAAAAGGGAAGGGGAAGATACAGGATTTTATAAACAGAGAGATAGGTTTATCATATACTCTGTTTATGAACTCAATCATGTTTGGTCAGGGTATAAAGAGACTTATACAAGAATCTAATTCGGATAAGAAAAAGATATTCGAAGAAGTATTTGATTTAGAGTTCTTAAACCTTGCTAAAGTCATTGCATTACAAGATAAAAATAACTTGATATCTCAAATAAACGAGGTAGAGCATGAGTCTCAAATGCTTAAAAAAGAATTAGAGGCTAACAAGGAAGCTTACTTCGATATGAGAGATAGAGAAAAATCCTTCAAGCAAAAAATCAAAGAAGAAAGAGGAGAGTTAAAGCAAGATAGAGAAAAGCTAACTAAGCTACTAATTGAAAAACAAAAACAAATCAAGGATGAAGTAGATGCTTCGCTTCAGATAAAGATTAAAAAACAAAATGAACTAATCCTTGATTTGAGGGGTAAGATAAAAGATGCCAAGAATTTATCAAATGTACCTCTTAAGAAAGTAATTAAAGAATTAGTAATACAGTTAGAAGAAGGTCACTACAAACGTGCATTACGTGATGCCAAATCAATATATAAAGCGTTCTCTGACCTTGATAAATACGATAAGGAGTATCAGGAGGCATTAGAAAGGTTGGAAGAATTTAGTAGTGTAAATGATAGGTATAAGAAATTAAAATCAGACTGTGATGATATTGCTTCTGATATTGCTTCTATTGACGAAGACCTGGCTAAGCTCAAGCAAGAAAAGCTTAAGGTCATGTCTCCAAAGTATAAACAAAAACTTAAGGAGATTAGGAAGAATTTACGGAAGGTTGATGAAGACTTTCACAATAAAGAGTTAGAGTTAGAGAATTATAACTGGTTAATTAATGACCCATTGGGTAATAATGGGATTAAGGCTTATCTATTTGATTCATCCCTTGAGTTCTTAAATAAATGCCTTGATAAGTATTCAGAGGTATTGGGATTTAGGATTGAATTTAATATTGATTTGGGCACTGCTAGAAAAGAATTTGTTACTCTTATTGAAAGGGATGGGCAAATAATTGATTATGATGAACTTAGCGGAGGGGAAAAGACCCTATGCAATTTCTCCATGGCTTTAGCTATGCATGAGGCTTTAACTGCTAGTAAAGGGGTTAATATTATATTGTTTGATGAAGTATTCGAATCTTTAAGTTTAGATAATGTAGAATTGGTTACTTCTTTAATACGTAAATACTCAGAAGGTAAAACAGTATTTGTAATCACTCATCTTGAGGGAGTAGTATTCGGTCATTCTAAAATATTACAAGTAACAAAAGAAAAAGGGCTATCATACTATAAATACTTGTAAACCAAATTTACAGGCATGAAAAAGTATGATAACATCCCAGGATTTCCAGGTTACTACATAAGTAAGAGAGGGCACCTTTGGTCTAGGTATTCCAAAGGAGTTCTCTCTACTGTGTGGATTAAAAAGAAATTTTATTTGAGTTCTACTAATGGTAGGTATAAAACTTCGATAGTTCATGAAACTTTAGGAAAGATTAAAATGAATCGGTATAGGTTAGTAGCTTTAGCCTATATCCCAAATCCTAATGGTAACCCAGAAGTTTGTCATATAGATAGTAACCCAACTAATGATTATTATAAGAACCTATATTGGGGGACTTATAAAGATAATCATAGGGATATGAGAAAAGCTGGAAATTTTTATAGCCCTTTTCTAGAGAATAATCCCAATAAGGGTAAGAGAGGTTGGCAATTGAACACCCAGTTATCAGAGTCAGAATTTAGGTCAATTATTAAACTAAGGGAAACTGGTTACTCAAATAAAGAGATTATTAAAAAATTGGGATTAGTAGGTATACACTCATCTGGGATAAGTAGGATTTGGAAGAAATATAAAGAAGGCTATTATGATGAGGTTTTAAAACTATAATGGTATATAAAATACAATACACCATTATATTATGAACTCTAAGAATAAAGGAAATCGATTTGAAAGGAAAATTGCCGGGTTTTTTACGAAATGGACCGGGTTTAAGTTTGAAAGAAATCGGGCAGGCTCGGGAGCTTGGCATTCGAATAAGGATTCTACTTCAGACCTTACCTGTACCGATGAAAGACATGCCCATAGATGTAAGATATCCGTTGAGTGTAAAAATTACAAAGAGATTAAGTTTGAACATATACTGCTTGGTAACAAAGGTTGTGATATACTCAAATTCTGGGAACAAGCTTCTAAGGATGCAAAGAGAGGTAATAAAGTACCCATTCTTTGTATGAGGTATAACTCAATGCCTGCAGAGGAATTCTTTTTCGTTGTGGGTATCAAGCTGGGAGATTTAATTGCCCAATATGTTGATAGGGTAATGTATATACAAGTACCTGGAAATACTCTTATGGTATTTATGGCTAGTGAAGTATTAAGAACTCCCTATAAGTTAATCCATAAGCAAGCAAAATTAATTCTTAAAAACTCCTAAGCCATGAAGAAACGTACCCCATATTCGTATTGCATCTTTTATATCGAAAGAAAGTACTCCGATAGAATTAATCAAGAACTCAAAGAAAAGGGGTATGACCAAATCAAGGCAATTATTCCTATGGTAAACGTATTAAGAAAAACCACAAAGGGTAAGATGGTATTCGAAGAAGTACCAGTATTATTCAATTATGGTTTTATGAGAATGCCCACTAAATTAGCATTCTCAAGGCCCTTTCTTAATAAGTTACGTAGGAATATATCTGGTATCAGAACTTGGTTACGTAATACCGAGACAATGCACCCAAGAAAGAAAAAGGTAAGGATTGACAATGCAGAAGACTTTGATGATTTCTCTTTAGTGGCTACTTGTAGTAGAAAAGAAGTAAGGCGATTTAAACGTATTGCTAGAGAGAATAAGAAGTTTTCAGTAGATGATTTAGTCAATGTAAAGCCTGGAGATTACTTAGTATTACGGGGTTATCCTTATGAGGGAGTAGATGCTACAGTATTAGAGGTTGACCATCTTTGTAAAAGAGTAAAAGTTCTTATATACCCTGAAATGGGAAGAATGGAAGTATGGTTACCTTTTGACAACGTTATCTATAGTGTATATTTAAATCATGACCCAGATAAGCTTTATGCTAATTCTGGGGAATATGACCCTAATCAGATAACCAATGAAGCAATTGATAGTATAATGAGATATAGGAGAACTTAATATTATGAATGAAGCTCAACAAAAAGCCTGGAGTTGTTTAATTGATAAAGAACAACAATCATTATTCCTTCAACTATCAGAAAGTAAATCTTCATGGGAAGCTGGTGAAATTTTAAAGTTATCTCATTACAAGTATCTTGAAATCCGGGAACGGTCAGGGAAATTCTTTAGGCTATTCTCGGATTTTTTTGAGAAACACACTTCTATCTTTCGACCAGACTGTCCTTGTGAAAGAAACTTTCAAGATTACATGGAAGGATGTTTAGAGAAACGGTTAAAAAGGAAAGAAGCAAGCCTATATACTGGAGACTCTGCTCAATTACTCCCGAAGGTAAATACCAAAAACATCGAGAGGAACATGAAGAGGTTAAAAGATTCTGAGGATGAATGGGATTTAGATACTCTAAGATTAATTCTTGAGTTTGATAGATGGAATAATTTTAGAATACTCCCAAGAATGCTACAACAACCTTCTGCATTTAAAAGAAGGTCCAATAAGAAAGATAAGATATATATCAAATACTTACTTAATAGAGTGCCAGATTGGATGCACACTAAACTTAGGGAAAGGTTTAGATATAAGGTAAAACCGGGTAAGAAGAAATACTGGGTAGCTTTAATATCAGAAGAATTATATACCGATGGTTATTTGCTATTACCAATAAGACCATTGGATGAGGTAGTCAGTGAGTTTAGTAGATTTTATATGTATGTATTCGAAAATAAAGACGATGCCGATACTTTTGGTTTTATGGTATCTAAGTTTATGATTAAAACTGGTACAGTAAAGCTTGGGCAAAAATTCTGGCCAGAGTACCGTTGCTGTGTGGAAAGAGCAGTAAACTATAATCAAGTGAATAACATAGAATTCAATATCAAGAAATTAGATATGGCCTATAACACACATATCAAGAGAAAGCATAAAAAACCTAAATCCACTGCTGCGAACCGAGCAAAAACCTCGGATTTTTATAAAAATAAATAGAGAAATAAGATAAGATTAAATTATTTATTCTTATATTTGCAAAGAAAATAAATGAATACTTAAAATATTAATGATATGGCAAAAAAGAGTAGAAAAGACATGAAAGCTCCATCCAAGGAGAAATCAAATTTCCTTGGTGCTTCTGGGAGAAACATGACTTATAAGGATTTAAAGAGAAAGGCTATCATATTAGGGATGCCTTTCCCTGATGCTTGTTCTGCTGGGGTATTTGACTTATTACATTATATCAATGTATCAGAAGAAAAGCCAGATAAATCGTTAATTGATAAATATGATGATTGGATGGATAAGCAATTAGAAAATATTGGGTATTCGAAAGATGACCCATTAAGAAATTCCAGATTAAGGCTTGGGTTTCTCGGAGAAGAAGGGGAAAATGGGCAAAGAAGAACCAAACGAGTTCCTGGGATAAAGAAACCTCGAGAAAAGAAACCACCAAGAGAGAGGGATAAATTTAATCTTATCAAGGGTACAAAGAAATCTTATGTATTCGAATTAACTGCAAAAGGTTTTGAACTTGATAGAGTTATTCGGAGAATGAAAAAGAAATTCCCCGAAGCAAATGAGAAATCTATCAATCTTTGGTATAGAATGGCAAAGAGGAATATAAATGGTAAAACTAAAGGAAAGTAACAACGGACCCATACGACCAGATAGATATTATATATGGACTTGGAGACCAGATACTACCAATAAGATTGTTACTGAAAAGAAATTATATAGGAAACATCTAACCGGTATACCATATTTTACTAGACACCAAGTAAAGGTTACCTTAGTTTATCTTTATGGTGTAGATGTTCTTCAATATATCCATATAATATCTGGGAGGAAACTTATAAAACAAGGCATTAGAGAATTATCCGATATGAATGGTAAACTTCTTAAAAAGGGTAGTACTAAATTCTGGTTTAAGGGTAAATTCGTAAAAGCAAGGAAGTTCATAATGCCCGATGAATATCACATAGATAAACACCGACGAAGAAGATTTATGGTACAAATGCACCGAGTCTTTAAGTCTAAAGGAAAAAAGGAATTCAATGAAAGGTACTCAATCAAACTCTATGGACAACGGCAAGGCATATCTCCCAAGTATACAAGGCAAAAGAGATTACAAATTAATCTTGCTATCCTACAGGATTTACAACAGGCTGAGTCAAGAGGAGAAAAATAAATTCAATCTGTTATTCTTGCAGTATCCTCCATTGGTAAGTTCATTGGCTTTATATTTAAGAAAGAAGATGAACATCCCAATACAAAAGGTACTATTTATTAAAGCACAAAGGGATATGCTTGAAATATTCGATGAGGCATCACTTAAATTTTTAGGGTATTTGCCTAAAGAAAGGTTTATTAAGAAGTCTTTATTATTTCAAGGGTTTGTTCCATTAGAGAGTATTAAACTTAGAAGGTCTTATGCTTATATAATGACAAATAGGATGATAGAAAATAAAATATGGGTCTACCCAATTCGATTATCCGATAACTATAAAACAATGATAAAAGGGAAATACAAATCCTATACCGAAGTATTTGGGAAGGTGGGTATTCCTGGGATAACTAAAATTAAATATAGCAATGAATAATAACGAAGGTTTTAAAATCACAGCACATCAACCAGCAAACCCATTTGCAGGTAAGAAGTTTAAGATAGTCACTTATCAAGGTGACAAGGAACTTGCCTCTCAGGCAATAACAATTGAATCTCAATTAGAATTAAAGACAACTCTAGATGAGATAAAACAATTCAATATTGCTCAGGAGGAATTATTAAAATCTGGGTATACTCAGAAATCCATACTGGTAAAGAAACTTATAACAGAGTGATATAAATAAATTATTAACCAACTTAAACATTACGAAAATGGCTAAGAAGAAAAAAGAAGTGGAACTGAAAGAAGTTTCCAGAACAGAAATCAATGGTGCAATCATCATTAAGTACGAAGACGGCTCAGTAAAGATTATCCCTGCTCCTATCATGCTTTCTGCCGAAGAAGCCGAAGACCTTTTTGGTTCTGAATCCGATGATTCCGAAGAAGAAGAAGAAGAGGAATCGGATGATGATGATGATGATGATGATGAAGAAGAGGAAGAATCAGACGATGATGATGATTCCGAAGAAGAAGAAGAAGAGGAATCGGATGATGATGATGATGATGAAGAAGAGGAAGAACTGACCGGTGAAGAACTTGCCGAAATGGACTTCGAAGAACTTGAGGATGTCTGCGACGACAAAGATCTTGAAACTGACCCAGACGATTACGATGAAGACGACGTCGAAAAACTCCGTAAAGCAATTGCCAAAGAACTCGGTCTCAAATTGCCGGCAAAGAAAGAAGCCAAAGGTAAGGGCAAGAAAGGGAAAAAGTAATCTGGTAACCGTATTCAAGATTTAAAAGAAGGTAGGGAAATTTCCCTACCTTTACTATCAACTATTAATAAACGTAGAAGTTTACTTATAATAACCATTAACTTATAAAACATTAAAAATTATGGCAACAAAGAAATCAGACTCCACGAAGAAAGGGGATAAAGAAAAAGACCCCGAAAAAGAAGCTAAACGTAAAGCTCGTCAAGAGGCACTCAAGAATCGGCCGGCTGAACAACGCCCTAACAGCAAGCAAATCGACGTTATTTCCATTAACGACAAATCCAAGGTAATGAACTTTGGTTATGCCGTTAAGAACAAGGAAGGCTATCAGGGTGTAGTGGTTACTTCTGTATTGGTTACGGATGGCAAACCGGTATCAACTTCAGTTTCATTCGTTCCGGGAACTCTTACCGTTAAGTCTAAGAAAGGACATGGCGTTATTTGTTCTCCGAAAAACAAAAAGGCTAAGGAAGAAGAAGAGGAAGAATCAGAAGATTAAACTCTAACTTACTAACTACTATCCCATATGTCTGCTATATAAATTTAGAGTTTAAGTTCATATGAATAACATCTACACTTAGGACGTTGTTCAGCCAAAAGCTCATTGCCTGCGAAGGTAGTGGGCTTTAATTTTTTATACCCATGGAAGAAGAGAAATTAGCAATTCGAAAGAACATTCGAATACTTGCATTGGATAATCTAATAAATACTTATACTGATGTACTAGAAGATAAAGAATTAAACCTGGGACCAGATGAAAGGGAACTTGCCATCAATATAATAAATGAGGCAAGAGAAATGCTATCAGAAGAAACTCAGGAAGTATCTAACCAAGTAATGCAAAGACCCAAATGGAAAAAGACTTAAGATTATTAGTGGGAAACATTAATCAAACTCTCAGAGAATTAGATTATGTTTCGTACCTTAAAAAGGTAGCTCTTAGTAAGGGTAAGAAAGGCGAATACCAATCCCATAGGTTGAAGAGTAATTATCTGAAAAGAAAACTCATATCTCTTAAAGGAGCCCTGAATAAAAAACTTCATGGGACTTATATTGTTGCCCAATTTAATTTTATAAGGGGGGAACAGAAAGAAACTTTTGAACAAACTTTTACGGACTTATCTCAGAAAGAGGTAGAAGATATACTTCAACTCGAGGCAGTTTTAAAACAATGCAGTTTAGAAATCCTAGAAATTAAAGAAATCCCAACCCAAATTAGGAAGGTATAACTATGGTATTATGTAAATAGGAAATTCAATTATTCACCTAATATAAATGAAAATGGCTAAGAAAACAGAAAAGAAGAGTAAATCGGAATCCAAGACTCCGGAACTCACAAAGGCTAAGAAAGCTTTGGATGCTTACCTTAAAGAGAACAAGTTGGACCCTACTAAGGATTGGACCAAAGACAAGAAACATGGTAAAAAGGTTACCGAACTTGTAAACAAGCTCAATAAGGAAAGAGACAAAGTTGCTGCTGCCTATCCTGAAGCTGACCAAGAGAACAACAAGAAATTGGTAAAACTCCAGGAAAAAGAGAAGAAGGAAAAAGCTGAGAAGAAGGCTGCCAAAGAGAAAAAGGAAAAGAAAGGAAATGGCGGTAGAACAGCTACCAAATACGATTATCCTCTCATCGATGGCAGAGAAATGACTTCGGCTGAGAAGAAAAAATATCGTATGGAGCAAAGAAAACTTGCTTCAGGTAAGGCTCCCAAGGAGGAAAAGGAAACTAAGAAAAAGAAGGAAGAAAAGGTAAAAGAAAAACCGGCTTCCGATAAGAAAGATAAGAAGGCCAAAGACAAGAAGAAAAAGAAGGCCGCTAAAGAAGAAGATTAATAAGAGCACTTTTTACTTTTACTTATCATATTTTTGAGTATTCGTTAATAATGGTAGAAGGCCTGGCAATATAAAAATTGTTCAGGCCTTTTATTTTCTAATTAAGTCGAAAATGGAACAAGAAGTATATAAACCAAAACTTAGAATCACTACACTATCAGAGAATGGTACTCCCTTATCAGATAGGTTGGTAGATGCTTATACCGAGATGAATTCAGGTCCAAAGGTACAGCATAACGGTCCCATAAGAGTAGAAGTAACTCTTACTAATAAACAAGATATTGATAACTTCAAAGAATACTTAGATAGGTTATCTGGTACATTGCCTGCTAAGGCACCTAATGTGGGCAGAGGAAGACCTGCAGGGTCTACAACTAAGGAATTGGAATCACCAAGGGAGGATATTCTTGCAGATGTAGAAAAAATGATTGGAGAGGGTAAAAGCCAACAAGATATCATTAAATATCTTAGGGGATTGGGATTTGTATTTATCCTTACTGAAGATTTTCTATTTCACTTTCCTGGATTTGAGTTTAATAAAAAAGATGTGGGAGAAGCAACAGACAATAAGCAATATCCAAATTCATTCTCTTGGATGGCAAGATGTATCAAACGAGCTAAGGACCCAAAAGCAGATAAATTTGACCCAATGGTAATCTTTGGTTTTAGCATTCTTGGGGGACCCTCGAAAAAGATTATCCCATATCTCTATAAGGAAAGGAAGAAACCATTAAGGGCCCAAGTTGGTAAAAACGTAATCTCCTTCTCTCAGGCAGAATTCACTAAACTTCCCAAGTATATGTTAGAATCCGAAAGGATTAAGTTCTCTACTGAACAGAGACAATTGCTTCTAAGTCCCGAAAAGAAGCCTTCTAAATTCTTCCTAAGATGGGTAAACGATGCTATATTCCCAGACTCCATAAAGGAAAAGATGGAAGAAATCAAGAACCGCTAACACTTACCTCCGTATTTATTAAAAGAGTATTTTATATAAAATAATTTTAGTATATTTGCATAAAGAAAATTTAATTATGGACAAGGAAACAAAAGACATCGTAAAGCTCATTGCTGGTATTCAGGTTGAATCACTCAACTCAATCAAAGAGGACGTTAAAAATGGAAATGATATTGCCCAAGACTTAATCAAAAAACTCCTTCAGATTGAGGATGACAAAATAATTCGAGCACTAGATGAGCACATTAAATTATACGTAGAAATGGAGAATACCCCTCAACTGATAAATATGCTAAGTGAATACCAAATGCTGGTATGCTCTCACATATTGTTCAGAATGGAAGATGAATGGGTACATACTAATTCTCAGGGAGTACTTGGTACCTGGGCAATCTTCCAAAGGGCAAATCTCAAATTCCACCCAGAACTAACACTTTTAAAATTTTAATATAGACATGGAAAAGAACGAATACTTAGAATCAGTAGAAATGAACACCGGAGTCGAAATGATTCCTTGCGAATCCTCTAATATTGAGGGCTTTGGTTATGACTCAAAGAAAAAACAACTTTGGGTTGCTTTTAAAGGTAATCGAGTTTATCGCTATGATGATGTACCTTATGAAATCTGCAACGGTTTACATCAAGCAGAATCAAAAGGTAAATACCTTGCAAAGAACATTAAAAATAAATTCGAAACTACAGGTTATGAACTCAGAAACTAAATTCATATTGGGCCTGGTAACCCTGGGGGCAGTGATTTACTTTATTGGTGAGAATAAAACTCATCCAGTAGAAGTGAGCACTGCTCCTTCTCGTTTTGAAAGTCCAATAACCAAGTTAATCTCTCTTCAAGATAGCATGGGTATTAAACCAAAAGAAAGGGAGCAAAAGAAACAATGGTATAAGTATAGGGTAGAAATAGAAACTATTCCAGAAAATCAAATCTATAAGATTGAGAAATCTGGATACCAGCAATATGAAGTTTCTAGATTGGGTGAAACTTATTCCTATGTAACCTACGAATTTACCTCAGACAAGGTAATGACTACTCAAGAAGCCTATGACTTCGTAAAGAAATATCCTGAAAGATGTACAAGGGTACCAAATACATCACAAGATAACATTTACGATAAATATAACGAGGATTATGAAGATTACATAAATGATCCAGAGGATGAAATTAACTATCCTCCAGAAATCTTCGACTTCCTAGCCGATTAACCCGAGCAAATAGAAAATAATTCAAATAAAATTTTTCTATTTAAAATAAAGTTCTTATATTTGTATCCGAAAAAGAAATTAATCATTTTACTAACATTTTAAATATAGACATTATGAAAAAGAATGAATCAAAGGTTACTAACCTGGTTGCAACTAAGGTTGCCGAACAACTTGAAGGAATTAAAAATTCTAAGACTGCTAAGGCTTCTGCTCCTAAGGCCAAAAAGACTAAAAAGGAATTGGTACAAGATGCTCAAGAAGCTGCCACTAATTTTGCCAATGCCAAATTGGTAGAACTCTCTCCTAAAACCAAAACTTCCAAAAAGGAACAGGTTGTCAAGGAAGTTAAGGAACAACAAAAACCATCCATCATCGAACAGGTAATTTCTAATCGGGAAGTTAAATACGTATACCCTGCCGATGTAGTTGATACTCTTGCTCGGAAGAAATGGAGACAACAAACTCGAAACGAACTCCATCGATTGGAACTTGCAATGGCTCGTATCAAAGATACAAACTCTAAGGAATTCAAGGCTGCGGCTAAATCCTATGAGGACTTTAAAAAGAAGGTCCTCAAACCAGAACAAGTTGCATAAACCTTTATTAACCAGGTGCCCGGGATAATTACCTGGGCATCTCAATTCATACAAAATGGATTACACTATCTTCTCTGATAAAGAGATGCTTAAGCAGGACAAAGAATTGGTAGAATTACATAAACGATGTTGTAAGTCCTATCTAATCCAACATTCACTTAAGCACTCTAAAATTAAGAAGTTCTTTATCGTTTACGATTGGTATATAAATACTGATAACGTAAGGAATTTCTTTTTCAGGCCTATAAACCTTTTCATTCAGGCATTGCTTTTAGGGCAACTTGATGAAATATCCGATTACATTAATCCTAACAAAAATGGAAAACGAAAAAAGAAACGAACCAGAAAAGTATAACGTACTTTATTGCAAAGGCAAATATCAGTATAAATCTAAATATCCCCAAATAGAAACTAAACATAAGGTTATCTATGCAGGGCCAGTAGAACCAATGGCACCAATCTGGGGTAATGTATCAGATATATTAAGGAAATCTGATAGAATTTGTACTGAATCTCGAAGAGAATTAAAGAAGTTAGAGGAACGTTCACAGAATAACCTTTACTTCAAGAAAAATGGTATTACTCATATAATCGTATACAAATGTTTAGAGAAATAGTTAAAGACCTATATATAGGCAAATCTAAGTTAACCATAGAATGTAACCAAAAGGAAATACCCCAAACTACTCTGGTTCAAGACCTATTACAGAATACTGGATTTACGGGTAATATGCCCGACTACGGTACCTATGGTAATTTCAAGGATGGGAAATTTGAGATTACTCCAATGATGCCTAAGCATTGCTTATTTATTACTGGGGTACCCAAAGGGGCAATCCTTGATAATTTCCGAGTTAGAAGAACATATTGGTCCTCTTATTATGAGGATGATGTAAGAGGGTACTTATTTCAAATTACAGATGAAAGTATACCTCGTTTAATAATCACAAACTAAATCTATATGGAAGCAATCGATTACGTAAAATTATTTAAGCTCGACCAAGAGAATTATGATTTTAAAAGGGAAGAGTTTATATCCGAATTAGGTAAAGAATTTCTAGATTATTGCCAAACCACTACAATTGGGATAGATAAAAAGACTGGCAATATATACTACTACCGATTTAGGGAAATAGTTAAGAATTTCGAAACTAAATTCTGGGCAATCTCAGAACTTAAAATAGGGGAACCATTAACTCAGAAATTATGGAATGCCTTTTTCGCTACTCAGGTAGTTCCTTTAAGGCAAAGGTTATTCCCAAAGGTTCAGAAATTAATCGAAGAGCAAAAGGGGATAACCAATAACCGTAGTAAACAAGACAAAAAACCTACGAACCATAAAAAGGCAAACTATGGCAAGGGAAATCACAGACCTGCATGGGAATAAATTTAAGGTAGGGGATTATAAGCTTTGCCTTAATATTCCCATCACTGGGAAAGGTAATTTAGTATTCACCAGGGACCTAATCTCTGGTGAACCTTTTAATTTATCAGTAAGTAAGAAAAAATATAAGGGATATTTCTATAATCTATCTTTGAATCTGTATGTAAGGTTCGATTTAGAGTATATGGGTTATGATGAAAGTTCCGATATCAGAAAATCTCATTTGTATGTCAGAAAAGGAAAATAAAATGGTAAGATTCCCAAGACCTATGGGGACTACTGCAATGGCATTAGAATATCAGAAGAACCCAAATGATGAACTTCTGATAAAGATACACAACTACATTATTAATCAATGGCTGATGGGTAATGGAGTATTATGTGGTATCACTTATGATATCAATACATTCTCATATCGTATGGGTATAGATATCAATTACATACGGGTATTTATGAGAGATAGGCTATTAAGCTCTAGAATATGGGATAAAGAAAAGGCAGAAGATTTACTACAAGCATTAATGGGAGAACAACTAGCATGGGCTTTGGAAGACCGTATGGAAATAGCCCATCAGGTTAATATCCTAAGAGAATCTCAGGGAGGGAAATACGTACCGTTTATATCTGCCGAGCTGGGAAAGGCCCTTAAATTAAAGCTTGAATCCTCTACATCATTGCAGTCTATCGTACGTAATCTCACTGGAGGAAGTACTACGAATATATTTGCTCAATTCAATCAACAGAACAACGTAACACAGCAAAATGCAATTACTGTTGAAGAGGCCCGTCAAATCGTATTTGAATCACAAAGGGTATTGGATAAACCAGAAGAGGCTAAACTATTGGAAGACAGGTATGACATTAAGTCATTACCCGAAGTAGTTGCTACTAAACAAGAAGGAGTAGATACCAGTAAAGAGGGTCTTAACCTTAATAAAGCAGAGCTAATGCAAATTACTGATGATTATAAGGGAGCTATGTCTTCATTCTCTAAAGAACATCATGAACTACGTAGAGAAATCGAAATGCGTATAGACCCAGACGAAGAAGACCCAGAGTTATATCAATATGAAGACTTTGAGAAAGAAGAAAAAGAGGATGGCTCATTTGCATCTCAATTCCTCCGAAATAGTAAGCTCCCATAGTTATATCCGGATATTGCATATTTAAAAAGAAAGAATTATATTTGCATATCAATTTTAAAATAGACAAAAATATGGAACTACCAAAGACATCTTACAAAGAGACTCGGGTTAACAAGGTTAATCAGGGTACATACTTTAAATTAAAACCAACTGATACTGCTCCAGTATGGGTAAGAGACCATTATGATAAATCATCTAAGACTTATGCTTGCCATAAGTATGATGACTCAAATCACGAAAAATTTCTCAAGGGAACAAGGAAAATATACATTGACTTTACATTTTAATCACATGAACTTATTTAAACGAAAGAGATGCTGTAGTGAACTCATTGCTATTAAAAATGGCAACTTAGTATTCAAATTGAGTAATACTCATATCAATGCTGCTTATAATACTTTACAGGCAATAATGAGGAAATCTGGTATATTCGATGAGAATCTATATTTCGATGTCTATCAGGAATATCGGAAACATTATGCTATATACGACGTAGTACCATCGTTGCTAAGGTATAAGATACCCTTGATATTTTCAGGTAGATACCCAAAGAAACTATTCGATAATCAGTTTACTTTTGAGGAATTAACACCGAATAATTTGGTATATCATAGTTTACCCGAAAATTTTAGATTACCAGAAAGCTTAGAGAAAATTCTTTTAGAAGTAAGAAAAAGGGTATCTGCTTATATAGACCAAGAAGATATATCAGACCAGGGTTATAGGGATTTGGTTCGAATGAATTTCGTAAAACAATGGGATGTATTTAGAAAGGACCCATCTCTTATAGATTGCTATATGGATGCTCAATTGGGCATGCTATATATGTGGGCTAGAGTAGAAAATAAAACAATCGTAAAGAATATAATCGAAAGAACTCAAGATGAACTAGCTCAAGAGTTCTTATCTAAATATCAACAAAATGGAGAATAAAGAGAAATTTGCTTTCCGAAAGGTTAAAATGTCGGAAGGTGTAGAGGTAGAATTTATTAAATTACTTACCTCAGTAGAGACTAAAAATGATGAGGATGTAATTAAAGCTTTTAAAGTTCAATTATCCTCTGGAGTATTAACTTGCCATGCAGAAATGTTATCTAGAACACCAAGCCAGATAATATTTCAAACATCTCAGTTCAGTAAACCCTATAACTTTTATAAAAACTGGGAACTATGGGTATTCTCTAATATCCTGGGTGTATGGACTTTAAATAGGTTTAGGATATGATTACAATGAAAAACCTCCAAGTAGAGGATATAAAAGATGAATGGTTATATAATGCCTTAACACAGGGCATCAAGGAATGTATAACTGCTCCAGTCCTAACTTTGGACCCAACAAAACCAGAACCCATTAAGAGGGCAGAGATGATATTAGAGAATTTCTCTCAGGAGGATTCTCCAGTAGTAGCTACAGTGATTGCTCCAGGCAATTTCATACAGATGATATTACCGAAACATGAGATACTTCTATCGGTAATGTTTATCTATAAAGAGAGAAATACCTATGTACAACTCATAATACAAAAACTTGCTTATGAACGAGAAAAGATTACCACCAAGACTAATGGTTCTGTTAGTAGTACTGAAGGGTGAAAAGGTATATAAAATACCTCTCGAATCAGGAATAAAATTGGACCATCTAAAAGATTTCAATACACTAAGAAGAATCCTTACTCCTTTAGTACAACTATATCATGGAGTAGGTTTTGATACTAGACTTACTTGGGATGAGTTTAGTATCTTCTTTAATGACTTACAACATTTGGGGTATGAACTGCTTAATGAATATCACTTGGGTATACAAGAATTAGTAGAAGCAAAACCTATCACTGAAAATGACCAGGATATTAGGGAAATACGAAATGGGTTACTTACCTCTCTTAAATCTCAGGAGTTATCAGAGGTATTAGCTACTAAACTAAAGCAAGCCATACATGAAGTATTTGAAAACGAAAAGAAGAAAGGTGGACTAATGTACAAGGAACCCTCTTTAGAACCTATGGAGAATTCAATTATAAGAGAGGCTTTATACTTGCTAACTCCCCAATTACCTTAATAATTGAAAGGCAGTCTAATCCACTGCCTTTCATAGCGTGTACACATCCTCAGCCTCCCTAAAAATAAATTAGATATATTTTTCTATAAAAATAAAAATGCTTATATTTGCATATCAATTTTAAAATAGACAAAAATATGAAAACGAACTCAGTAACTTACAATCAGGCAGACGAACTAACTAAGGTAGTTCGCAATTTCTTAGAAAAGAAATCTACATTTGAACTTGACTCCGATGAAAAGGGTCATCTCTTAAATCTTCTAATGGGACTTCTCATTCAACTGGAAGAGGATTACAAACTCAATTGCTTGGATATTAATCAGGTACAAATCTATGATACTACCTATTATTCTTTCATTTTCGAATCAATGATAACTGCCGATACTAACCCCTATAAGGGACAATTAGCCTCGGCAGCAGTTCAATTCATGAATGAATTTACCGATAACGATGGGAGGTTCATATCATTCAATCAACTCGATAGAAACAACTGGATTTTCCAACTTAATTTCTCAATCTCATGACAAAATATAACGTTAGTCCATTAGTTGCTCGGGAGATAGAATTCTCCACGGGCACTATCTTTGGTGGTAGTTGGTGCCGATACTTTATTTCAATCACCCTACACCAATGCTATATAGAAGCAACATGGAAAACCCGTCCTAAAAATGATCTAGACGGGAACAAAGAAATCTTTAATTCTTTACAGGAGTATCTAGATTGGTTTGCTAATCTTAAGAAAACTTACGGAAGGAGAATATCCCGTAAACAAATGGTATATGCTGCATACGATGAAACAACACGTACCTTCAGTTACAAACCCTACGAGAATTGGGCTACAAGACGTTCTAAGGAGAAATTAAATAAGCCCAAGGAACCAATACTGGCCGATGAATTATATTAACAAAATCTTCTGGGAGGCACTCAAAACACCTCCCAGAACCTCCCTATTTATAAAAATAAAAGTAGTTATAAAAACAAGTTTAGAAATAATTTTGTATATTTGCATAAAGAAAATTTCTAAATAATTTTAATATAGACACGTTATGAAAGAATTAAAAAATTTAGAGGCCATCCGGGAACTGCTTGCTTCCCACCCCATTTATACTTATGATTACTCAGGTGGCTTGCACATTAACAAGGAAGCTACTAATATCCAGATTTATTCAATCGACTTAGAGGATGAACCTTTTGCTGATTATATCTCAGGATATATCATCACATATGCTTCAGAGGAAGTTCTCTTTGAAAATCTCAGGGAAAACATTATTTCTCACATGGACTTAACAAAGGGTGCCGATGACCAATATTATGATGATTCACCCTCACAGGTAGAGGCTATCCTATTCGGAGTTCTTCAATTAATCCCTGAACATCAGGATTATATCATAACCGGACTCAAAAAACATCTCCGGGAATTTATCCAAGACGATGAACAAGATGAGGACATGATATCCCAATATACCAATATCTACAATGCTATCGAAAAATGGGAATCAGACCACAGGGAAACAGAAATCTTCCAACAACTTGCAGTATCAGAATTATTTAACCAACTAAATAAATAATCACTATGGTAAACTTATATAAATTACTCAACGTACTGGAACAGGGCATGTCTCTGTTCCAACTTAATAAATGGAAAACCGAAGGCATCTGGTATCCAATCACCCAATACAAAAGGGAATCAGATGAAATACAGGTAGTAACTAACCTATTTGTTGCTGACCAGGAACAGTACCATATCCAACTATCTGGGAATTATCCAGAAGAATCTGAAGACTGGAACAAGTTTCTAGAGGAAAACCAATGGAAAATCTATCCCTTACTTGCAAATATAATGCAAGTCTTCTTGCCCACAGGGAACTACCAATTATTCTATACTCAATATCCACAGGGATTCATATCCATAATCGCTAAGCCCCATGATAAGTAAAGAACTCAAATCACAATTAAGTATTCTCAAGGAAACTAACCCAGAATATATTCAAACCCTAAAGGATGCCGTAACGGCATCCTATAAGGCAGAACTTCAGGCAATCAAACCCAGTTCTACCGAAGAAGAGGAACAACTCAATATCGAACTCAAGGACATAGTATTAAAAATACTATTTGGGCCTTTCTATAACTATTTCGTATCAGAATACGTAGTATCAGATACTATATGGGAAGAACAGGATAAACTAATCGAGGACTTATATTATTACTTCAAATCATGACACCGTATATTCAACAACAACTTAAAAAGCTATGCGATAATCCAAATTGGTATGACGATATGCTCATCTCATGGGATAAAAACCCAAGAAATCAAAGGGAAGCTATCTATAACTACCTTTCTCATGTACAACTAAATGGGTTACTAGAAAACACTCAGATAGTTTTTACATTCATAGATGGCGACATGAAACCAGCTTTCTATTTCGAAATTCCCAGAGATACCAATCGATATCTTATACTGGGAATCCTCGATGAAGCAGGTTATCCTCATTGCTGCCTATTAGGCCAACCAAAACAAATGTTTAACCCTCAACTCAATTAACATCATGAAACCAACAATAACAGTAAACCAATATCCAATCGGATGGGAATGGCTAGACAGAGTACCTCTAGAGGACTTTACTTGGCTTATAGAAATATTCTCTACCATGACCGATAACACTGATACTTATGACTTTGCTACCTTCGATAAAGAAGCAACTAATGGAGAACCTCCTTATCCAGTAATCGAAATCAATAGGAAAGGCTTAGCCCACTTCATGAATGATGACCAAGGCTACGAATCAGGTATATCCATGTACGGTCACTATATAGCATGTAAATGCTTAGACATATCCTCAGAAAGGGAATACATGAATCAGTATACCGATATAAGAATCCTAACCAATGAAATAAAACCATGCTAACAAAAGGGAAATTCCTGGTATCTTTCGAGGTACCAGGACACACTAAAGAATACACAGAGGGATTCACAGAGGAAATGGTAATCCCATACAGAACTGAGGAACTTAATATCTATCTAAGGTACCCCAACCAAAGGATAAACAACAATCACCTTCACTCAGAACACATAAGATTACAAATAAGAGATATACTACAGATACCCCTAACAGATATAACCATAATCGATATAATATCACTACCATGAACATCATCTATCACATAATCCGAATAATCCTATCCGTAGGCACCATCCTAACCCTCATACGAAATGAGAAAATATACCAAGCCTACAAACACCACCACCCAACAAACAAATTAAGGTATATAATATCACAAACCCTAATATTAATCCTATACACCTCATCACTAATCTTAGTATCCTACACATATAGGATTATACTAACCCACCTATAACCCAATACTCCCCTACCCAACACCAAAAATAAAAAGAAAATCTTAATAGCGCTAACTAAGCTACAACCTAATTTAGGTACATAATATAATACACCTACATACATAACATATAACCATCCCCCCTTATATATACTAATCATATAATACATATATCAAGGTACCTCGAATAAATACCCACAAGGTACCTCCCACACCACCCAACACAAAGAATAAAACAAAATCATACTACTAACGCTAACTAAGGTACATAATATAATATCTACCTATCCCCTCTATAACTAATATACCATCTATTAATATAATAATACCCAATACATATATCAAGGTACCTCGCCGGGGGTTTTGGGGATTTAGGCAAACAAGGCTAGGCAAACTTACCTTACTATACAAAGCCACTCAACTACACTATAGCCACTATACCATATAGCTCTACTACACACTTTAAAGGCAATCACAAAAAGGCTAAAAAGGTACACAAAATCCGACCATTAGGGGCCCCTAAATCCCCTACCCCTAAGAGCCCTTTATATTAGTATATATATTATATAATAGATTGCATTCAAGGTAATTCGAAGGTAGGGGATTATATAATACAGATATGTTATGTAGCTTCTATGTATGTAGGTAGTATAGCTTTAGTACATTGTCGATTAATGGCCATCACTAATTAGCCTTGATTGCCTTCACCAAGTTATTATATTAGTATATATTATATAATAAGTACTGGGATTAGGCAATAGGATTTGTGATCAAGGCAATTAAATTATTAGGTTTTATGGCTAAAAGGTTTATAGGATTTAAGGCTTTCAAGGGGCATATTTAGGTAATATTCCTAGTAACTCTGTAATTTATTTGCTTAGTATTTATATTAGCATTAACTTTTGTATTCTAGGACAATTTTGTGATTTAGGGGTACCTTGATTGCCTAGAGCCATTAGTTATTATATATTAGTTATAGGTAGGGAAGGTAAATGGCAATCTCCATTAATGGCCCCTGGGGATTTAGGTAAATATAATTCAAGGCCCTTAATAACCTACGAAGGCAATTTGGGTTATTGCATAATTAAAATAAAGTCTTTATATTTGCAGTAAGAAAATAAAATAATAATCACTTAAAACCCATTACCTATGAACACAGAAGAATTATCAAACCGATTAACACAAATCGTACAAGGCATTACTAATACTCACCCTATTAGGATTAAGGCTACTATCGAAGTTTTCCTTGAAGAATTTGACCCAAGCCAGAATTATCTCCTTTCTATTTCAGATATAGAAGGCTATGAGACCCAATTTATCGAATTCGAGATTTGGGACAGAAATGATGGTCCTATACCCGGTATAAAACTTTTCAAGGATCTCAATATATACCTCGAACGAGAATATTGCGAATACTAACCCTATAAATACATATCATTATGGCAACAACAAAAAACAACTGGAGTACAAATCGTATCTCCAACACGGTAATCACAAATCTTATTGCTTACACCCCTGATTACCCATGGCATCTTTATATCTGGGGTTCACAAAAACATTTCGAACGGGTCTTACCTAAATTAATTACCTCCCAACACAAGGAAATCACCATCTATATCAATACAGACGATTGCCTAATCGAATTCGAACTTGAGCAACCAGACCCAGAGGATCTTGAACCAGATATTACCTTTAATGCTGACGATATTACATTCAAGGCATACTTCGATTAATACCTTAACCCAGGCCTAACTTAGGTACCTGGGTTTTTACTTACGCTAACTTAGTAAGCCATTATAGGCTATCCTAATCTCTATAGGCTTACCATAGTCCCTATATGGCCTTATTGAATTAGGACCCAATAGGTTTATAGAGGGCAATAATAGGGATATAGCTAATCGGCCTTAATTCTTTATCACCTTAGTCCATTAATGGCCTTCAATATACAGGTATATAATACACTCTCAAGAGGACAGGCATAGGCCATATAGGAATATCCTTATACATATCATATATGCCCACTACAAGGCGTGCGAAGATTACCCTTGTGAACCCCCAAAATTAAGTGCAAAAATTAAGTCCTTTTTAGGGTGCAATAAATTTTTGAATTTATAGATTTTTCACAAAAATAATTTTGAAAATAAAATTATTCATTTTCTCAAAAATTTTTCTTGAAAATGTTTGTAGATTAAAATAAAGTCCGTATCTTTGCAATGTGAGAAAAACAAAAAGATATTTGAAAGATTTTATTTAAAACTTTTTAAGAAAATAATTTTCTAAAAATTTTGTAGATTAAAAAATAGTTCTTATATTTGCAATACAGAAATGAAATAAATACTACCTTATTAGAATAGTTTAAAAAGTCTTGAAAGTCTATTTGAAAAGGTAATAAAAATAATAAATAATAAAACTTTCAAGCAATTTAATTATGAAAAAGCAAATTAATAACGTGAATGTAGAAAAAGCAAGTGCAAACGCAAAAGCAAATAGTTTGATTGCTTTAGACGTATTGAAAAGCGTTAAAGAAAAAAATGCGGGTCTTTTCAAAACGTCTTTAGGGACAAAAACAGAAATTTACAAAAAAGAACTTTTTGAGGGTGCAAACGAAAAGCAAATTAAATCATTACGCAAAAAGTTCAGAAATGTAACTTTCAATTTTCTTTCCACGATTGCAAACAATGCAGATAAAAAACTAATTGAGGGCTTTATAGACTTTTATAAACAAGTCTATACGCTGAATGATTTTTCATTTAATTCTATTGCATCAGAGAATACAAAAGAAGAAAAGAAAGCAATTCTAATAAAAGGGCTTGAAATAGTGAAAAACTCTTTGAAGTAAAAACAAATCAGAGTAGGGAAATATTTCCCTACTCACTTAAAAATTAAATTCTATGTTATTAAATATATTTTTATTTGTTGGTGTAATTTATTTAGCAATTCAATGTTATAGAGACTTAAAAGAAATTTTGAAAAACGATAACGAAACATTTAAGGATTGAAAGAAAGCAAAGGGATAAATAAAAATCTTTGTCCCTTAATTTTTATTTTCAAATGTTAAATTTAACGGAACCGTACTCCCCTTTTAGTACCACAACTTTCGAAGCCCTCACATTAAGGGGTACCT